AGGCTGGAGAGGCCCCTGACGCCCCTGGGGAGGCTGGAGAGGCCCCTGACGCCCCTGGGGAGGCTGGAGAGGCCCCTGACGCCCCTGGGGAGGCTGGAGAGGCCCCTGACGCCCCCGGGGAGGCTGGAGAGGCCCCTGACGCCCCTGGGGAGGCTGGAGAGGCCCCTGACGCCCCTGGGGAGGCTGGAGAGGCCCCTGACGCCCCTGGGGAGGCTGGAGAGGCCCCTGACGCCCCTGGGGAGACTGGAGAGGCCCCTGACGCTCCGCCTGTCGCGTCAGGCGACGCGGATCTGACCGACACCATGGCCAAGGTCGCCGAACGTGCCGGCATCGACAATCTGGCACGTCATGCCCGCACCAATGAGGCGCGGCATCTGATCACCGCGCGGAACATCGTCCGGCCAAGCACGGCCAGACAGCATACCGACACGGCCAATCGTATGCATGCCAACGAACTAACCGCGCGACTGCCGCGCAACTCGGTCCTGCATGGCCAGATCGGACGGTTGCTGGTGTCCGAGGAAGTTCACCGCAGAACGCACCATGAGACATCCGGCCGGCTGGACCGCCGCGCCCTGGTGCGGATGCGCGCCGGCGCCTTGGACGTGTTCTCACAGCGTGACGACACCCCCGGCATGGACACCGCGCTGCTGGTCCTGATCGACGGTTCAAGCAGCATGGCAAATGACGTCTACGCCAGCACAGGCACCGTCAGCCGCATGGCCATCGCGCAAACCGCCGCATGGCACATCGCCCGTGCTGCCGAAGCGGCTAACGCCAAGGTTGCCGTGGTCGCGTTCCACACGCGATTTGACCAGCTAAGCACGCGCGACCACGACCACAAGACGGGCGCCATGTTGACCGTGGTCAAACCGTTCGCCGTGCCCATGGACAGCTGCGCTGCCGCACTGGGGAGCGTCAGCCCCAACGCTTACACGCCACTGGCACCCGCCATCATGGGTGCTGCCGGCATACTCGCCGAAGTCAACGCCACCCGACATATCTGCATGGTCCTGACCGATGGCGAATGCGACTACGGCGAAGCCGCCGTGGTCGCCGCCTGCCAGCTGGCCGAGGACATGGGCGTGGAAGTTGTCGGCGTGGGGATGGACTGTGCCAGCGTGACCGCTGCTTTCCCGCCGCGCTACTCGGTCAACGTGACCGATCTGGCGCAGCTGGCCGGCACGGGACTGGGCGTGCTGGTCGCCATGCTGGAGGACGCTAACCCCCGTGGGGGCGGTAACGACTAGGCCCGCCCCGTGGCCGTCCGCCGCGGCAACCGTCGCGTGCATCTCGCACGCGACGGACTGGGCTTGACCGTATGCGGCCTCGTGGCGTCCTCGCTAGGCGCCAGAGGCGTCTGGCGCCCCTCATGGGCCATGACGCCGCCCGCATGGCGCTGCGCCGCCTGTCGCCGCCGGCTGGCAGCGTGGCAGGCAACGCGCCCCCGAACGCCTCTGGCATGGGCCGGCTGGTCCCCGTGACCGCCGGCCGGCGCCTCGTCCCATCCGCCGCCGCCCGGCACCCCATCCTCCCCTACGGAGGTTTTGGCGATGACGCATGATGACGGATAATCCCTATACCCCTTATGTGTGTGTGTGTGCGCGTCATGAGGGAGATATGGATTGACTGTCATCATGCGTCATCGTTAGTCAGCTAACACATCTTGTGGTGAAAGTCTTAGTCCTACGAGTGTCCTGGCTGCTGTAGTGCGTTCATATCGGCACTGCGGGAAGCTGCTCACCACCTTCTGGCTGAACTCGCGCTCATGCACGACTGGCGTGCATTGATTGTCCATACACCACGTTCTGTAGTCCTCGAACCCTGCCCTCGGCGTCATGATGTGGCCCGTGCTGGTCCCGAACTCGCACCGTTCGATGGCCCACGCCTTGAACGTATCCTGCTCGTCGAGATACGTCGTGGTCGCGGCGGTCGCGGCGCCGGGGATCAGCGCCGTCAGCCCACCCATCGCCCTACGGAGGTTTTCACCCTCGATCGCCCAGGCCAGGATGCCTGGGTATTCGGGGACCAGCCGGTCTTTCAGCGTAGCGTCGGCGTATGCCGGGGTCTGGGTGAACGGCACCAGGATCAGCCTACGGCGCATCGCCTCGTCGACGTTGACGATACGAGGCTGGTGATTGCCCACGAAGGTCACCTTGAACTGCGGCTTGAACTGGAAGAAATCCTTGTGCGTGAAGCGCGCGGCAACCGCGCCGCCGCCGGTCAGCTCTTTCAATCGCACCGCGTTGAACGTGGCGTTCTCCTCGATCTCGTTGGCGATCACCGCGCGCACGCCCGCCAGCCGGGCGATCTCGGTCGGGTGCGCCGCGTGCTTGCGCTGCATGAACGTGTCCACGGGCGTAACCACGGCATAGTCGCCCAGGATGTCGGTCAGCACACCGACAAAGGTGCTTTTGCCGTTGCCGCCGGGGCCGAAGATGAACACGAACTTTTCCTCGCTCGTGTCGCCACTGAGGCAATACCCGAACCATGCCTGGAGAAAGATTATTAACGCCAGGTCGCCGCCCGTGCTGTCCCACAGGAACTGGTCCCACACCGGGGTCGACTGGTCCCGATCCGGTGCCACCCGGAGCTGCTTCGTGATCAGATGGGCTGGCTCCGGCGGCAGGCTCTCCCCGGTTTCCAGATCCACCTCGCAGCCCGGCGCTCCAGCCAGCCATTTGTCCGGGTCCCAGCCCTTGCCGTCCACCGCCAGCCGGCCGTCAGCCCGTGCCGCCCGCTCGATCGCCCCGGCGACCGCGATCTTGCCCAGCGCCTTGACCGCGGCGTCCGGCATCCGACGAAACACCCGCGCCAGTTGTCTGGCCCAGCGGAACGCCTGCGCCGTGCCGTCTTCCTGCCAGTAGCTTGCACCCCACCAGACGAACCATTTCTGCCGTAAGTGGTCGAACCGTAAGCTGCCGGCATGTTCTGCGGCGAACGCCAGCGCCAGTCCGTCCTCACTGCCGTCACAGCTGGCCAGCACACGCTGCGCCGCCTGCGCGGCCGTCTGAGCGGCCACACCGCCCACCAAGGCCGGATCTACCTCGTCGAACTCCAGCGCCGCCAGCGTGGTCCCCAGCGCCGCCCTGAGCTGCTCGTTCAGCTTCACCCGCACATCCCCCATCGTGCGGTCCTGGCAATGCCCGTGATGGCACTGGAACCGCTGGAACACCGGCACATAGACCGCGCCCGATGCGATCCGGTCAGTGTGGTCCTCCAGCCAGGGGCACTCAACGTCGAACCCCCAGCCCATCGTGGTCCCGCGGCCGTGACCCTGCACCCGGCCCAGCATCCTGAATGCCTGCAGCACCGCGTCCGCCTCGATCTCGCCCGGGTCCGGCATCGCCACGCTGCCGGTGCCGCCGGCGATCGGCGTGATGGTGCCGAGACGGTCCTCGATGGTCTGCCAGTCACCTTGTGTGATCTTGCTGTCTTTCATGGCACCACCGGCCCCGGCCCTGGTCCCAGGTCGGTCAGCCAGGTGCCGTGCTTGCCGTTGATGCCCACGGGTAATCTTCGCCAGATCACCGGGTCGGTCAGGTTGTCCCCGGCGCCCAGCACATCCCGCAGCCGCGCCAGCATGCCCTTGGTCCACGCCAGATCGGTCAGCGGCGGGTCCAACCGCCAGCCGGCCTGATAATTACCGGGCGAGGTCTCCAGCACATACGTGGGCAAAATCCCCAGGATTTTCTCGGGCATCCCAACAGGGACCTTGGTCCCGTAGTCGTCGATCACCAGCACATGCAGACTGATGAACCCGCCGATCACGCGTCTCGTCCCGCGCACCAGCGACGGGCAGAAATACATATTCAGTTCGCGTTGCCTCGCTTCGCTCGGCAGCATGGTCGCCGGATACGCTGTCCAGTTGGCGTCCCCGGCCTTGCGTGGATCGCCCGGGAACCCGGCGATCAGGGCGCGCGGCCACTGGTCCTCGAAGAAATGTCGCAGGAACATTTCGTTGGTGATGGCGGATGGCACAGTTCGACTGTTGCCAGATGATGCGCTCATGCGCTGGCGTCCTTCTCGCGATCAGGGAAAGGGTGCGGCGGCGTCGTGTCGTCCGGCCGGTGTTGTTATGACACTGGCAAGACAACCAACCTGCACCCGCCCCACAAGCTCGTGCAAGGGGGTTTCGCTTGTGCGCGGCAGCAAGAGGCGCCATATTTCGCTCGGACGTCAGGGCCTCGGCCTTGCTCCGTCCGCTCGCGGTGGGAGTGGTGTCCTGCCTCGGGGTGTGGTTATCGCGGGTCGTGTCGCGAAAACGACGAAGGAAGGCCCGCCGGTCACACGGCGGGCCTTCTGGGTTTTAATGCCCCTGCATGATCATCGCGCGGATAGCCTCGATCGCGGCCAGGTAGTTCCTCAGTTTGGGGTTTAGGATAGCTCGATGCCGAGGGCCGTGGCGATCTTCTTTACCGCATCGAACTCCATGCGGCGTATCTCGATCGAAGATGGTGGCGAACGCTGCATACCGGCCTGTTCGATCCTGGCGCTCTCGCCGGAGAAGACCGCTCGTGCGGTGTTCCATCGCGAAGTGCCCCGAAGCAGATCCATCACCTCTTTATCCGTCATCTTCATACTCCGGGATTAGGTTTCCAACGCTGCCTGGGTCATATGTCTGCCGTGCTCATCATTGCCCAGGCCATGATCTCGCAGATCGATGGCGAAACTTTCCAGCGCCACCCGCACGGTCATGGCATATCCAGTGTGCAATGTGACGCCATTGATCGTGATGATTGGCTCGTCCATGATCATGCCGCCTCCGCGTCGCTCTCCCCAACGATCAATCCGAAATCCATCAGGAACCGGGCCAGCGCCATACCTCGCTGGGCGTCCAGCGTGACCTGCAAACGCACGTTGATCTGGCCGTCGCTGCGCCCGGTGATCGAGAACACGTCGCGCACCGGCTCGGCCGGGGACGCCAGGAGGACAGGCGCCGCCTTCTTGACCTGCTTCAGCTCAGCCAGAGCGACGGCGCGCTGCGCTGGTCCCAGCTGCACGGCGGCAGGGCGCCCGTGCGATCCAGGCAGTATCGGCGAGGTCAGCTGCGCCTCGGTCAGCCCCAACACCTTGGCCAGCTTCACCCGCATCTCGGGGTTCGGGCCGTTCTTGCCGGCGGTCCAGTTGGCGACCGCCGCGTATTGGTCTTCTCTCAGCCCCATCGCTTCAGTCAGGCCCTTGGTATCCAGCTTGCGCTCGCGCATCGCCGTCTGGATCAGGACCATCATCGCTTGTAGATGAGGCTTGCGCGCTTTCTTCGGTAGCGGGCGAGCCATCAGGCGGCCCTCCGCAATTTAACAACCTTGGTTTCGCGGGCTTTGAGTTCGCGCTCGGCCGCAAGATTATCAGCGTGAAGCTTGGGTGGTTGCTTATGCCGCACAGCTCTGAACCACGCGTCCCGGTAACACGCGCTTTTTGATTTGAACGGCCCGCCTTCTCTTGCCCCTTCTGCCCAATACCATCCGGTGAAAACCAAGGGTTCCCCTTTGGCGCGGTGTTCCGCCCAGTAGCGCGTGGTCGCGTAATTCACATAGAACACCGTGACACCGTCATCGACGTCTTTGATAATCGCATTAGGGAGCCACATGGTTTTTGTCCTCTATGACTTTCTCGGTCCTGCCTGTAACGAACGAATACGTTCGTCGACCAGGGCCATCATCTGCGTCAGAGCATCCTGGACGTCCAACAGATCGGCCAGCGCCTGTTCAGGTGTCACCTCGGGCCAGTCCCAGTGTTCCGGGATGGCCATGATCAGCGCCACCGATCCGAACGGCAGCGGTTTGTAGCCTTGTTCTCTCCAGCCAGGTTCGGCCTGTCGGATGAACTCTTGCAGGTCCAGCGCCGGCGACGGGCGATAGGTATTCATGTTGCTCAAACCTTTCTGAACATCCGGGCCAGCCGCCCGGTGTGGACGAACCAAAAGCCGAAGAACACGATCGCGGTCGTCAGCAGGGCGTTCTGCGGCGCCAGCTTCGGGTTGATCCAGTCGTTCGTCACCAGGGTCAGGACCACGAAGGTCCCGACCCAGCTGACGAGCAGGACCACAATGGCCCCGGCGACTTTCAGGGTCTTCATCTTAGTTAAACCCCTTGATGAACCGCTCGATCTCCTGGCGTGTGGTCAGCAGCCCCGCAGACGCCATCATCACACCCAGTGCAATACCTGCGTGCTTGGCGGTTTCCGGATGTTTGCCGAGATCGCTCAGCATCGAGGTCAATGCTTCGGTGAAATCACCTCGGTCAACGTATTCAAGGGCGCGTTGTTTGCACCATTCAAGGTGTTCGTCGCGGGTCCTCATGGCACGGGCTGCATCATGGTGCGGGTCTTATGGTTGATCGCACTGCGCAGGTGCCCCGGCGTGAGATGCAGATAGTTCGCCTCCACCGTGGCGATCGTGTCGCCCAGCACCTGGGCGATGTCCCATAGGCTCACACCGTTCATCGCCGCCAGCGAAGCCCATGTATGCCGCAGCACGTGCGGCGTTACCCACGGCACCCCCAGTGTGTGGCACATCACCCAGAACGCCCGCCGCAGGCACCCTGTAGCCCCGAGAACCCGTCCCGCGGCTCGCCCCTCCGCGTCCTTCGGCGCCGCCAGCCACGCCGCCTCCAGCACCGGCGCCAGCCTGTCCGAGATCGGCACCTGCACCCGCCGCTTCTTGGTTACCCGCCGGCCCGGCACCCGGTAGTCGATCAGGCCCTGTTCGAGGTCTACCCGGTCCCAGGTAAGATCATAAATCGCGCCCCGGCGCGCGGCGGTTTCCAGCGCCAGCGCGACGAACAAACTCACCCGAGACCCGCTCTCCAGGGGCGTGTGTGCCCGGTGCGTGGTCCCCCACGCCATGGCCTGGTCCCAGAACCACTGCTCCTGATCCCGGTTCAGGAACACCACCCTGGGTCCCTCCGGCGGCGGGAGTTCAAACTCCGGCACCGACACCCCGGCGATGAGTTTCTTTTTCGCCGCCCACCGGAGAACCGTCCTGAGACCGCCCAGCTCACGGCGTATGCTGCCCGCACTCACGCCGCGCCGCATCTGGTAGTCCTGCAGCCGTGCGTCGGTCAGCTGGTCCACCGTGTGTTTTCCCATCAGGTTCCTGATCGGCGCCAACACGTAGCGCCCGGTCTTTGCCTTGCCCATCGGCGCGACGTGGTCCAGCCAGCGGGCGCAGAGTTCATCCACCGTGGGCGCCGCGCCGCAGCCCATGCGGGCGCCGGCGTTCTGCCGTTCGGCATCGAGGAACCGGCTCAGGACCGCTTGCGCATCAACGTAATCCTTCGTGCGGCATGATATACGTTTGGTTTTATATGCACCGCGCCCGCCACGCGCATCGGGGGTTCCGTCTTGTTCGGTGAACCATATTTCCCAGAAGCCCTGGGCGTTTTGTTTGAGACGACTGGTGCGGACACTTGTCGGATCGTTTGACTTTCTAGCCACGTCAGGAACTCCGTTTCGGGTATCAGGACAGGGCGCCCCTTGATCCAGGGCAGCCCGTGATCGCGCCGCAACCGCGCGATCTTTGCGATCGAACAGCGCATCACCTCGGCGGCTTGGTGCTGCGTCAGCAGGTTCATGCTGCTGTTGGCGCTGTGACACTGGGGTTGCTCGCCGGGCCGCGTAATTCTGGCTCCGGCTTGCCGAACGAGCGCCCGGTCGGCGGCATCGCCGTCTGCAGGGCCTTGCGTTCGTCCTCCTTGATCATCTGCAGGAGCCGCATCGCGGTCTCGAAGTCCAGCACCCGGTCGAACACCAGGCGGGCCTTGTTCGGCTGATCCGCCAGCACCGTCATCTGGATGTCTCCCGGCTGGCGTCCGCCGCGGTAGGAGGCGCCGCCCCCGGCGACGAACACCGGTTTGTCGACGGCGAGGTCCTCGATCGGAAGGTTCAGCGCCTCGGCCAGCTTCGCGAGGTTCTCCGGTTCGGGGTAGCTGGCCCCGGCCAGATAGTGCCCGATCCGGTCTCGGTTACTGGCCACGGTATAACCTCTGGTATCCGTGGTGGTCCCCCAGACCCGGCGGGCCACCTCGGACGCACTCAGCTTCTGTTCTAGCATGGCAGCCCGCAGGGCGCTGGCGAACCGGGCGTATTCTGGTCGCGAGGGCGGACCACTCTTAACAACGTTTTGTCGTGTCGTGTCATGGTCCGCTCCCCCGACGTTTTGTGGAGGCGATGGTGGAGCGACAACGGTCGTGTCAGCAAGTCCTTTTTTCAGCGAAGCATTCCGAGGCATGGTGTGGGTGTCCTTTGCAAGAACTATTAGGTTTTTGGCGATAACTGGGTAACCAGTGGTAACCAGTGCGAACGGTTTAGCTCGCGCTGGTTATCCGTTGGTATACACACATTTGGTATGCAACACAACAAAATGTGTTAACAACCCTACAATTTGTTGTCACACATCTGTAAGGTGCAGACCGGTTGTGTTATCCCGGTTTGCTCACAACTAGGACGGGGACCGCACCCTTCCGGTTGTATGTCTTATCCCCGTAATACGAAGCGTGACACCACCGGTAGCAAAGCGTTAATGTGTTCGGCTTTTCAGCTTCACGAATTTGACATGTGACAAAAACCTACATGAAAGGGATCACGAAATGGTGACCATCGATGTGCCGCACGTGTTTCGTGTTTTCCAGGGACCCCAGGGTCTGTTGGATCTGTTGACCAAACGTCAGCCCGGACACGGTCTGACCTACAACCGTGTCCAGATGTGGCAACAGCGCGGCAGCATCCCGGCAAAGTTCCTCGGCGCCATCTTGTATTGCATCGAACACGAAGGCTACAAATGCGTGGAGTTCCTGGTGGACCACGACGAAATGCGACCACCGCCCCGCAACAACACCCCTACAAATGCGCGTCCTAGGGGTTGACCCGGGCGCCACTGGGGCGCTGGCGATGTGGGACAGCGACCTGGAGGCGTTGATCGTGGTGGACATGCCCAGCGTCGCGGTGCGGGTCGGCAAGACCAAGCGGCGGCAGATCAGCGAGAGCTGGCTGGCCGCCACCCTGAAAGTGTTCGAGCCGGACTGTGCCTGGATCGAGCGGGTTCACGCCTTGCCCGGTCAGGGCGTCACCAGCTCGTTCTCGTTCGGCATGGCCTATGGTCTGGTCCGCGGCGTTCTCGCCGCTCTCGGGGTGCCGGTCAGCCTGGTCACGCCCAACGAGTGGAAACGCAGCTTCAGGCTTGGTCCCGACAAGAACGAAGCCCGCCTGATCGCTGCCCGGTTGTTTCCTGCCTCTGCCGGCCGGTTTTCCAGGGCTATGGACGATGGCCGGGCTGAGGCAGCCTTACTGGCCCTGTTCGGGGCTAACCACCGAGGCGATTGACGTAGGTCGAGATGAGTTTCTCAATAGGAGATCTTCGATGCCAGAGGCTACGTCTAGAAAGGACGCAAACACCGATCGAACGGGGACGCAATACTGGCAGGAGCCGCCCCGGGTAGCCGTCGCTTCATCAGGATTAACCGCGCTTCCAGTAGACGGCTCGCGGTGACAGGCCGGAGAGACGGTCAACATCATGTAGGTTGTTTGTAGTTTTTGCTTGACACGACAAAAACAACACAACACATTGGTCCCTAGTTAGGCCCGATTGTAGTCCTCGAAAGAGGACCACAAATAGCGGGGAGGGGACAACTGTGTCTGTTGCTTTAGCTCAGACCATGAATACTTGCCCGCCATTGCGCGACTACCAGGTCGCGGGTGTCACCTGGCTGACCACTTCTCTGCGGGACCACAAAGCCGTCCTCTTGTGTGACGACCCGGGACTGGGCAAGACCCGCCAGGCTCTGACCACGGCCAGCCACCTGGCAGCACGGCGTGTCCTGATCGTCTGCCCGGCGGGCGCCCGACGTGTCTGGCGGGACGAGATTGAGCGTTGGTTCCCCTTGTGGAACGCCCGGGTGTTCCTGGTCGAACCAGGCACGCTCACTGGCAGGGTCCAGCAGATCCTAGCGTATCCAGGTCCCCTGATCCTGGTGATCGGCTACGATGACTTGTCCCCGACCGAGAGCAACGTCCCGGGCCTGCTCGCCAGTCACGCCAACCCCTGGGACCTGCTGATCATCGACGAGGCCCACTACCTCAAGAACTTCTCCAACCGCACCAAGGCGGTCTACGGCGTCCGCGGCGACAACGAGGGCATCCAGGCCAACGCCGCCCGCGTGATCTTGCTGAGCGGCACGCCGACGCCCAACCATGCCGGCGAGCTATGGCAGCACTGCCGCACCTTGTGGCCCTGGTCCCTGCTGTGGCCGCACGGCAGTCCCCGCGCCGGCCAGCGCATGAGCCAGCAGGATTTTGAAGAACGCTTCACCCGTTATCGGGACACGGTTTACGGCCGTCAGATCGCCGGCTCGAAGCACCAGGACCAGTTGCGCGCCACCCTCGCGCGGGTGGTCCTGCGGCGTCGCAAGGACGACGTGCTGCCCGAACTGCCGCCGCTGCAGATCCAGGACATCGCGCTCGACGCGCCCCTCAAGGGTCAACGGCTCAACCCGCAGGCCCAGGCACTGGCTGACCGCCTGGTCTGGTCCCTTGGCGCGCTGACCCAGCCCGGCGGTGACAATCAGCTGCTCAAGACCCTGCAGACCCCCGATGGCGAACTCGCCACGCTCAGACGCGAACTGGGCGAACTCAAGGTCCCGCCCGCCATTCTCTGGGTCCAGGAACGCCTGCAGTCGACCAACAAGATTTTGCTCTTTGCCTGGCATCTCTCGGTGATCGAGCATCTGCGCCGCGGCCTCGCCGACTTCGATCCGGTGGTGATCACCGGCGAGACCTCGCCCCTGGGCCGCACCAACGCGGTGGAGCTGTTTCAGCGCCGCGCCAGCGTGCGGGTATTCATCGGCCAGATCAAAGCGGCCGGCACCGCCATCACCCTCACGGCCGCCTCTGAGGTGGCGATCGTCGAGCCGTCCTGGGTGCCGGGCGAGAACGTTCAGGCGATCTGCCGCGCCCACCGTCTCGGCCAGCGCGACAGCGTGCTGGCGTCCTTCCTTTACCTGCCCGGAACGCTTGACCAGCGGATCATGGCCGCGTTCCGGCGCAAGGCCCACGAGATCGCCGAACTACAAGGGGACCGGATCAATGCAAGTGCAGGTTAACGTGATTTTCGATCTGGAGAGCGAACTGGAAAGGTCAACGCTCACCAACCGGATCGCCAGGATGCTCGAAGCGGTCGGCGTGTCCGCCGCCGTGGTCCCGCTCCCCGGCAACGGGACCGCTGGTCCTGAACCCGCTGCATCGGATGTGACCCCGCCAAAGGCACCATCGCCGGGGCGCGTGCAGGCCGCGGCAAATGCCCGTGCCGCTAAACAGTCCCAGCAGGCTCAGGCCAAGCTGAACCCGCCGGTGGACGATCGTCCTGTCGGTGTCACTGGCGGCGTCAACGGTGGTCCGGTCGACGCCGCTGATGATGACGCTGACGATACCGACGACGCGCTGGGTTTGAATTCGCCCTCGATGTCGCCGGGTGAGGCCAAGGACGCCGGCCTGGCACTGGTCCGCGAAGCTTACAGTGCGGGGCATGTGGCGCAGGTCAAAGCGCTGCAGAAGGAACTCGGCGTGGCGAAGTTCTACGACGTCGACGTCACCAACGGCCACGCGTTCTACCAGCGCGTGATGAAGCTGGCGCATGAAGTGGGGATACGCCGGTGAGACGGCGCGTCATCCACGTCACCCTGCGGGACGACCAGTTGCCCGAAGGGGACCAGCAGATCCTGACCATCGCGCATGCGATCGAGGTCTCGGTCAGACCGGCGGACAAGGAAGTTTACATCAAGGCGGTGGTCGGCCACATCGCGGAGCAGTTTGAATTCGCCCTGCGGGCCGCGCTGAAGCTCCCCGCCGACTTCATCGAACGGCCATGATTATTCAGATCGCGGTGTCATCGTCCGTTGGCACGCCGGACGTGCTGTATGGGCTGGCGGCGGACGGCACCGTCTGGCGGCTGGTGGTCAAGCTGGACCATGCCTGGCAGCAGCTGCCGTCGCTGCCGGAACCCGCCGAGACGACACCCGCCCAGGTCCCGGTGCCGTGAAAACGCCGGCCCACTCACTGCTGGGCGCCTCCGGCGCCTATCGCTGGCTGAACTGCCCCGGCAGCTTCCAGCTCAGCGTGACCGCGCCACCGCGGCCGGCGTCGATCTATGCCGCGACCGGCACGTTGGCGCATGACTTCATCGAAGAGGCGCTTGCCGCGGCGATCGTCGGGGGTCAGCCCCTTGGTCACCATCGCATGACGCAGTCCGAGTTGGGCGAGACATGCACCGTCGAAGGTCACACGATCACGGTCGACCAGGACCTGATCGACGGCGTCAACGTGATGCTGGACTATGTTGCCGCAGCACGGTCGCAGAGCGACTGGATACGGTGTGAGTTTCAGGTCGAACTCAACGATTATTTTCTGCCTTCGCAGCCGCCGCCGGTCCTGCTGTTCGGCCGGGTCGACGTGGCGCTCTTAGATTTACAGACCGACACGCTGGAGATCATCGACTATAAGAACGGCTCCGGCGTGTTCGTCATGGTGAAGGACAATCCGCAGCTGCTTTACTACGCGGCGGGTGTCCTGCGGCAGCTGCCTAAACACCAGCTGCGCCGGCTCAAGCGGATCAAGCTCACCGTCGTGCAGCCCAACGCACCGGGCAGCGAACCGATCAGGTCCTGGCAGATCACGCCGGTGGATCTCCTGATGTGGATCGACGAGGTGCTGGTCCCCGGCGTCGAGGCGTGCGCCCAGGACAACCCGCCGCTGGTCCCTGGTCCCTGGTGCCGGTTCTGCCCGGCGATCCACACGTGCCCCCGTCTGATGCAGGATGCCAACGAGATGGCCAAGCGTGATTTCGCCGATCACATCCTGCCTGATGATCCCGACGAGCTGGCCCGCAACCTGGACATCGCCGAGCGTGCCCAGATGTGGATCAACGCACTGCAGGCATACGCGATCGAACAGCTGCAGCGTCAGGTGCGTGTCCCTGGGTGGGAACTGATCCCGACGCGTCCCACGCGCAAGTGGATCGATGATGCCGTCACGGAACGTGAGCTGACAGCCCTTGGTGTGGACGGCAAGGTAATCTGGGAAACCCGGTTGCGATCGCCGGCGCAAATCGAGAAAGCGCTGACGCGCAGCACGTATCGCTACATCTGGCGAGACCGGTTGTTCGACACTTTGGTCGAGAGCAAGTCGTCCGGCGTCAAGCTGGCGCGCTCTGACAAATCTGATGCAGCAGGAGATTTCAGCGATGGCCCTGACTGAGGCGGACGCCCATCTGATGGCGCTCAAGCAATGCCTCATACTGGGGCGTCAGCGTGTATCCGATTGTATCAACGATCTGGAGGACGCGATGGCTGAACGCGATCTGCGCACGCAGCAGGACAAGCTCACCGACGTGATCCTGAGCCTGAAATACACCATCGACTTTATCCTGGGAGACCCTTCACCATGAGTTCTATCCGCACGCCCATCGGCATCCTGTCGTTCCCGGTGTTGTTCGCTCCGCGCCCGCGCGCCCCGGGCGGCGATCCGGTCTATCAGGTGTCGCTGCTGTTCGATCAGACTGCGCAGCGTGATCCCGCCTACGACGATCTGCGTAAGGCGGTGAGCGAGGCGATCGATGAAGAGTGGGGACAAGGCAAGTCCCGGGACAAAGTCTTCATCGCCGGCATCCGGCTGCCCTTCCGTAAGTGTAGTGAGAAAACCTATGCCGGCTATGACATCCCGGGTGGCATGTATATCTCGCCCTGGTCCAAGTCACGCCCCGGCCTGGTGGACGCGCGACGGGTTGAGATCACTGTGCCGGAGGACATCTGGGCCGGTCAGATGGCGCGCGCCACGGTGGCGCCGTTCACCTACAACCAGGCCGGCAACAAGGGCGTCTCGTTCGCCCTGAACAACCTGCAGATCTGCCGCACCGACACCAAGCGGATCGATGGCCGCAAAGCGGCAACTGATGATTTCCCTGATTATGATGGTCCTGGCGGCACGCCGGTAATGGCCGGCGCCGATGACGACGATCCGCCATTTTGATGGATAGCGCGACAATTCTGTTCCTGCCGCCGGATCGGTTCGATCGACTGATGGAGGTCATGCGGCGTGTCAAGCCGCATGAACGCGGTGGTTGGCAGAGCCGGCTGCGGGTTTGGAAAAACCAGGTGGACGAGAGTTTGTGCGCGATCAGGTTGTTGCCACGTCTTGGTCAACTGGACGACATGGTGTTTATCGCGCGGGCCATCGAACAGCGCAACATTGGTGGCTGGCAAAAACACGCCTTTGATATTTTCGAGGGCACGCATCCTCGTTTCACCGGACTAACGATAAGGCCGCGGCCACCTCGGCGCATCGATGCGCCTGGTCCTTGACTTAGAGACCGCGTCGACCTGCGACCTGCGTAAAACCGGTGCACAGGTCTACGCCGAGCATCCTGACACCCGGATCACCGTGCTGTGCTACGCGATCGATGACGGTCCCGTGCGGACCGTCACCGACTTCACCGGTGACATCGACTTCCACCTAGCAGTGATAGACCGTGCCACCGTCGTGGTGGCGCACAACTACACGTTCGAGTGGCACCTGTATTACGCCAAACTGGTCCCGCTGGGCTGGCCGGTGATCCCGCTGGCCCAGTGGTCCTGCACCATGGCCCGGTCCCTGGTGGCGGGCTACCCGGCGAGCCTCGACGTGGGCGGCCGGGCGATCGGTCTGCGCTTCCGCAAGGACCCCGGTGCCCGGGACCTGATGCTGCGGTTCGCCCGGCCCCGCAGCCTCAACCCGACCACCTGGTGGCACGAGACCGACCCGGCGCGTTTCCAGAAGCTCTGTGAATACTGCCAGGGCGACGTCCTCGCCGAGCGTGAGCTGGACAGCCGCCTGCCTGAGTTGTCCCCGCGGGAGCGCGCGGTGTTCGAGCTGGACCATCACATCAATCAGCGCGGCCTCGGCGTCGACTATCCGCTGGTGCAGGACCTGGCGGTGCTGACCGAGCAGGCACGGGACCAGCTCGCCCGCGACGTGGTCCGGCTCACCAACGGCCAGGTTACCTCGCTGAACCAGGTCGCCCAGCTCCGCACCTGGCTGTTCTTCCAGGGCATCGACATGCCCGACCTCAAGCGTGACACGGTGAAAGCCTGGCTCGCCGACCCCGCCCTGCCGGACGGCCCCAGGAAGCTGCTCCAGGCCCGTCTGGACGCCTCCCGGGCATCGACCGCCAAGCTGGCCGCCATCGCCGCTGCACGGTCCCTGGACGGCCGCGTGCGGGGCACCTTCCAATACTACGGCGCCGGCCGCACCGGACGCTGGGCGGGTCGCCGGTTCCAGCCGCAGAACCTGTTCCGCGGTTCGATCAGGGATGTGCCGGCGGCGATCCGCGCGATCCGTGCCGGCGCCACCCCCGACGACCTCGCCATGCTGTTCGAGGACAGCGCCCTGGGCGTCGTCGCCAGCTGCCTCCGCTCCACCATCATGGCGGCGCCGTTGCATCGTCTGGTGGTCGCCGACCTGGCGCAGATCGAGGCCCGCGTGCTGGCCTGGCTGGCCCAGCAGCAAGACGCCCTGACGGTGTTCCGCCGCAACGAGGACATCTACACCGCCACCGCCAACGCGATCGGCTCCACTAACAGGCAGCTGGGCAAGGTGTTAGTGCTGGCCTGCGGCTTCGGCATGGGTGCCGTCCGGTTCCAGCAGACTGCGCTGTCCTACGGCGTGGTGCTGGACGCCGTCGAGGCCGAGACCGCGGTCATCCTCTGGCGGCAGCTGAACGTCAACATCGTGACGCTGTGGTGGGAGGCCCACCGGGTGCTGATGCGGGTGCTGCGCCACGGCCCTGGCACCACCGAGCAGTTAGGGTTCCTGACGTTCATCCATCGTCCCCGCCGGCTGCTGATCCAGCTGCCCAGCACCCGCCATCTGGTCTATCGCGAGCCGCGCATCGAACAGAACGACAAGGGCTTCGACGAGTTCACCTACATGGGGTCGCTGGGCGGCAACTGGATCAGGCTGCGGTCCTGGCCCGGCAAGGTGATCGAGAACATCGTCCAGGCAGTGGCCCGGGACGTCATGGTCGGAGCGATGCTCACCCTGGTGCAGCAACCGCTGATCGCCACCATCCACGACGAGCTGATCGCGGAAGTTCCCGAGAGCGAAGCGGAGGGAACCCTCGATCTGATGCTCAAGGTGATGCGCCGGACCCCGGCCTGGGCACCCGGTCTGCCGATCAACGCGGCGGGCTTTGTCGTGCGGCGATACCAGAAAGGCTGACTTTGTCTGGTGGCCTTTGAAAATCATTCGCACACTGGTTTGTCGCGGCCTGCTACACAGAACTTGCCAGATATAATCAGCATATTCTCGATCCATGTCTGGCACGATCTGTCGTGTCTTGTGTGCGAACCAGGACACACGGTGGCTTTATGGCCAGATACCTGGATGGGGTATAAGACCTGACGGCATAATAATCCGATGACATCGGCAAAACCGCTGCCCTGGCGGCGTCAAAGCCCCGCACAGTCGCGTAACAAAAAGGGTTGTTTTCTTGCAAATTCACACACTGTTGGTCAAATATCGCACAACACTACACACAACAACGTCGACTAAGTCATTGAAATCATTAGTGTAGATTTGTCCAGTGCTTTACTTTTCAGAGGGGTTTGTAGGGCGACAAACCTGGTATAAGACCTTGATATAATTGGTGTTTTTCGTGTCCTTTAGACTGTGTGTGTAATTCGCACACAAGACACGACACACGACATTGCTTTGTCTTTCGGGCATTTTGTCATGGCGTGTCATGGCGCCGGGGCGGTCTTCGGGTGGTCGCGCCAGGGCGCGGTCTCGTTCCACCAGTGGATGCCGTAGAGCGCCGTCATCAGCCCGGCGACCACGACCTTGGCAGGGCCGGGCAGCACGTTCCACGGCTTCTGCAACGCCTTGAACAGCGGCGCCGCGACATCGTCGGCCAGCCCCAGCGCGGCGTTGGTGGCACCGCCCTGCGGCATGCCGCCTGGCTGGATCGGCTTGCCGTCCGGTTCTTCCAGCCCGTCGATCCCCGGCACGCCGGCGCCGGCCGGATCATCGTCCGCGCCGGTCTCCAGGGTGCTGCCCTTGGGACCCGCCACGACGTCGGCGAATGACGAAGCGATCTTCGGCGAGGTCAGATATTGCATCATGGCACTGGTCACGCCCTTCAGGGCGGGACCCCCGGCGGCGTTCATCATTGTTAGTCCTATTACCTCAAGCGGCTGCATGATCAGGTTGTAGAACGCCCGCGCCTGGTTGTGATACTGGGTGTTGGAGTTGGGGCTTTCGGCCTGCCCCACCCAGGGTGTGATCAGGTCCTTGGCGTTGCGCAGGATGTAGGCCGGCGTGGCCCCCTCCCAGAGCGAGGACAGGTCGCTGGTGTAGCGCAGGCTGTCGATCACCTGCGCTAACGGATCGAACGTCCCGGCGATCCCGGAGCGCGACACCCCGAGGCCGAACAACCACTCGCCCAGGTCGCCGGTCTTCGCGTGCTTCTGCCAGTTGTCCTGGTCGAAGATGTATTGCCGCGGCACCGAGGTCAGCATGCTGGCGAGGATGGTCGCCGCCACCGTCACCCCCGCCGCGATGGCGGCCCGCGAGAACCCCCTGGCGCCGCCGGCAAAGCCACGCGCCTTGGCGCCGAAGTCACCGGCGCCGCCCGCCTTGGCGCGCTCGTAGGACCGCTCATAGCCGCGTGTCCAGGCATGCCCGATGCGGTGCGCCATCGGCTCCAGGATGTTCTTCACATAGGCATAGTTGAAGCTCATCAGCTGGGTCGCCAGGCTCAGCATCGGCACCCCGGACAGCTGCGGCCGGTCGATCTTGTAGGGGCTTTGGATCATCCGATCGACCAGCCGGCGGACGGCGAGGCCATACACGCCACGGAACTCGGAACTCTGCAGTTCAGTGGCCGGCACCGGGCCGTCATGCGACAGCATCCAGTTGGCGAACTGATCGCGCAGATTGTTGCCCTGGCTGGTGAGGCCCAGCTCCTTGAACATGCGCTCGGCGTCGTCGCGACGATCGGCCGCCCGGTCGCCCGGGTCCCTGTTCAGCAGGTCCCGGGACCACTTGCGCAGCAGCCAGTCCGAAGTGCCCACCGCGGCGCGGCGCTGCGCCGTGGTCAGCTGGGTCAGCAGCGACGCCTTATAGAACGCCGTCATGAACCGGTCGGTGCCCGGACTGTCGCTGTATTCCGCCCCGGTGCGGGCCTGCATGATGCTGTCGTAAGCCGACGAGGTGGTGATCCCCAGCATGTCACCGATCTCGGCCCGTTCACGCGCCGACGCGGTCCGAAACACGCTGGCGAACTGGTTGGCGAAACTGTGCCAGGCCGCTTTCATCTCGCCGGTCGCCATCGCCGCGTTGATCGGCTCGGCCAGCGAGGACCAGGCCGATCGGCTCATCAGCAACACCGCGCCCATCGCGTGCAGCTGCTGGTTGGCCTTCTGGACATCGCGGTTGGCTTTGTAGGTGAGCCGCCCGGTGGCCTGATTGACCAGCGACTGGAAGCGTTGCAGGTCGGGTCCCGACACCCCGGCGTCAGTGGCTTTTTGGATCTGGTCCTGCAGGAATTTGTCTTCTTTGCCGAACAACCGGGTCCACACGATCCGGCGGGACACACTGTCGAAGTATCTTGGCAGCGCCACCCGCGGATCGATGTGCATATACTTGGCCATGATCTGGTCGGCTTCCGGCGGCAGCACCCGCCGGTTGAGGAACCGGCCCGAAGGCCCCATGGTCTCGAAATCGAGCGGGTCGCCTTTCAGGATGCGGTCCCGCCAGTCACTGGCCGCCAGGTCGGCGACGTGGTCCCGGACCAGGTCATGGTTGTCCCGCGCCAGCTGTTCAGCCTCCGTCTTGAGCTGGGCGAGTTGCGCCTGCAGCGTCGGATCATTCGGGCTGGCCGCCAGGGCTTCCTGGGTCTTGGCCTGCTCGCGCAGGTTCTTGCGCAGCGCCTTCATCTCGACCGGCACCGAGGCTGAGGTCGGCGGAATGGCGGCACGTTCAGCCTTGGTCAGCTGTCTCCAGCGTTCCAGCAACCGGACCGGATCGTCCCCCGGGGCGCCCACGTCCTTGTCGAACATGACCTGGTGCATCTGCATCGCGGCGGCATGGAACCCCTGCGGATCGCTATAAATCGCATGCTCGTCATAGATGCGGGGGAAGTAACCGTTCGGCGCGACGCCCACCTCGTGGCCGGTATTGGTGAGTTCGCGATACAACGGGTTGAGCATTTCGTTCTGCAGCTGACCGGCGATCTTGACCAGGTTGGCCGGCACCGGCAGGCCCTGGTAAGTCGCCTCCCCGGTGGTCATGACGTGATGGATCATGGCGTTTTCCATCGCCGTCATCTGGTTGGCGTTGCTGATCCCGTTGTTCTCGAAGATCCGCCCCATCTGGTTGCGCAGACGGTTGTCCAGCGCACGGTGTTCCTCACCGAAGGTCTCGCCCACCGCCCGCCCGCTGCCCGGGTCCGGGCTGAGCTTGTCGTAGATCGCCTGCAACGCCCGACCGCCGGGGCCGGCGTTGCGTGCGATGATCACCTTCATATGGGCGCCGTAGGAATACAGGAAGGTGCGCGCCTGGTCGGCGGCGCGGGTGGAGCGGGTCAGACCCTTGGGTGCCGCCGGGCGCAGATCGCCGCCGGTTAACTCGTTGACCGGGTGCCGTAGTTTCTGCAGCGCGATGCTGAGACCGTTCAGCTCGCGCCGCACCGCCTGACCCAGACTGGAGCGTTGCTGCGCCGGGGTGGTCTGCCTGGCCCAGCCGATGGTGGCGGCCGGAAAATCCGCCTTCGGCGCGGTGGGACCGGTGATGATGCCGTCGTTCTTCAGGCGGTCAAACAGATCGGTGTAGGCGGCGAAGATCGCCATCCGCTCGGCGTCCTTCGGGAACGTCATCTTGAGCCGGCGGTCGGTGGCGTTCAGGTAGGCTTCATCCGGCATCACCACGCCGCGCGGGTCGACCCCGTTGTTCTCCATCTGGCGGGCGATCCAGGCTTCCCCGGTGCGCGCCAGCATTTCGTGCGCCGAGGCCCAGTAGCTCGGCTTGCCGAACTGCGCTGCCATCTGGCGGAACTGGCTGGGCTGGATCTGTTGCCGGGAAGCGCCCTTGTCCAGCGCATCAAGATTACGCTGGGCTTCCTGGGCCGCCCTGGTCGGGTTGCCGGCTCTGTCCACCCGGGCGGCCTGTTGCTCCAGGTTGATCCGGTGCAGCGCCGCCGCGCCTTCGTCATAGAACATCGTGTTGATCAGCTTGGCGAACGCCGCCTGGGTGCCGTCGCGCGTGTCCAGCACGCCCTCACGGGTGTGACGGCTCAGCAGGTTCTGTAACGCCGGGTTGTTCAGCAGCTGCTCGGTGAGGTGGTGGTCCAGCGCGTGTATCCACTCGTGACCGAACGAGTTGGCGTCGTTGACCAGATGGATGGTCTTGGTGCCGCCGTCATAGGCGCCGAAGTATTCCCGCTTGCCCCTGGGTTCGATCTGGAACGCCAGTCTGCCGTCCAGCGAGATCAGCTGCGGCCGCATGCCCAGCGCGTGCGCCATGTCCTGCGCCGCGCGGGTCATCTCCAGCATGGTGTCGCGAGCGAACATCGGGTTGACCCCGGACGCGACCGTCACATTGCGGAACCCGAAATGGTCCTTCAGGTGGTCCGAGAGAACCTTGTTCTGCCAGGCCAGGGGTCGGTTGACCGCCAAGTCAGGATCAACGCCGGCGGCCGTGAACACTGACCGATAGACCGAGGTGCCGTCGTTGAGTTTGTAATGCTCGACGTCCTTAGGAAGATAGCGACCCCTTGGAAAGGGACTGATGTCGCTGACCGTCGCTGACGCATCCTCTACGGGACCACTGGTCCCAGTGTCCTGGTCGGCCAGTAGATCCGCCTGGCGGCCCGGGGCGGCTCCGGCATTTGCTGGTTCGACCGGGCGAAGCTGCTTGGCAATGTCTTCTGGCGCATTGAAGGCGTGTATCGGCGGGGCCATGCCGGTGCCTTCGACCGCCTCAGTATCGGTCGCGGCCTGGACCGCCGGATGATCGCGCGGCACATCGACATACTGGACCGGCTGACCCTTCCGGTAGTCCCGCGCATAGACATAATGCGGTGTTACCCAGCGTGAACCGCCGGAGGTCGGGTTGGCACCTCCGTGATACAAACGCACATGACCGTCCGGCACTGGTGGCAGATTTGGTGGTGCAGCCGCCACGGCCGCTGCTGGGGGTGCCGCGGCGGCTGCGGTGCCAGGCGTGGGCTGTCCAGATCCACGGGCGAACACCCGGGTCTGCGCCTGGTCACTTCGCACGGGCATCCCGACGCCCATGGTCTCGCCCTGGGCGTTACGGGCGAACAGGCGGTCATCACCGCCGCTCTTACCCTTTACCTTGGGGGCGGCCACGATCGTCCCGCCGGGACCAGCCGCCCCGATCAGGGCGTGATAAACCGGTTTCTGCAGCGTGACATGCGTGCCGTCAGGCGTAGTGCCGATGACAACACGCGTGCCTTTCACCTCCGGCGCCGCGACCTCGCGCTCCCAGGTGACCGGCTGGTAGGTGACCTTGGGATCAGGCTTGACCACCTTGTCCAGCATGCCCGGGTCGACCGTCCGACTGGTCGAGGTCTTCAGCTTGGCGGTCTGAGCCGCGGCGCGATCCAGTGAATTACCGCGGACCATCACGTGCCCGGTGCCGACCCAGGCGTTGCCCGCGGTATCGGCGCCACGGACCACCGTCTGGTTGGCCATGGCGAAGATCTTGTCGGCCCCGGCGCCGGTGGTCTCGGGGGTGGTGCCCTCCGCATGAACCCGGGCGTCTACCAGGGCCTGGTGTTCGGCGAGCGCCGCCTGATGCGTCTTGGCCAGGTCGCCGCCGACATTTGGTCCACCAAATACGTTGGTCGGCTTCGGCGGTGGTCCCACAGACTGGTTCAACTGGTCCTGGGTTTCCTGGACCCGCTGTTGTAGAGCCGCCAACTGCTCGGGCGTGGTCTTCGGTGAGCGTTCTGCCTTGGCCAGAGCCTGGCGGGCCTTGTTATCGGCGCCCACCAGGGCCGCCATCTCTTCGGTGGTGACCGGGCGCTTGGCGGTTACGTCGGGGGCGGCAACAGTTCCGGCTGGTTCCGCTGACGGCGCTGGCGTTTGCCCCGGCGCTGGCTCGGCGGGCGGTGCTGGTTGATGATCTCCCGCGCCAGGGACCTGATCTCCTTGGCCCCCAACAACCCCCGGTTCTCCGGGCGCCAGAACTCCCGCAGCACCCGTCTCGCCCACAGGAGTTGTTGGTCCGGGTCCTCCGGCGGTGATACCAGATCCGTCATCCGGCGGCACCGTAACAGATTGTGGGGGACCAGACGATGGTGGAGGTGCGGTTTCAGTTTGAGCCACCGTGGCCGGGGGAACTGGAGCCGTTTCTGGCGGCACTGGTGTTTCAGATGCAGGCGTGGCTGGCGCAGCCTGGACTGCCGGAACCTCCGCCGGAGGTGGCACCGGAACTGGCTCAGCCGTTCTTCCGGGCACTGGCGCCGGCGCTGGCTCAGTGGCTGGCGCAGTATCAGGAGGTGCTGCCACCGGGGCTGATACAGCAGGCACTGGCACTGGCGGCACAGCTGCAGGGCCGGGTGACGGTTCACTGACCGGCGGCACAGGAGCAGGCGCTGGCGGCTCGGGGACAGGAGGCGCTGCCGCGGCAGGTGCGGGTGGTTCAGGCGGCGACGGTGGTCTTGCTTCTGGCCCCGGCGCCGGCAGACGTCCTGGTTCCGCCGGTGGTCCCGGCCCTGGTCCCCGATCCGGCGTGACCGTGGGCATGAACGCCTGTTCTTCCAGGCTGCGCATGTGAGGACCCATGCCGGCCCCCGGCACGTGCGGCGCGCCGGTCATGCCGCCGGTCTCCGCCATCGCGGTCAGATCGCGTGCCAGCGGCTCGGGCATACCCAGGCCCTTGGCGGTCTCGTAGATCATCGCCAGGCCGCCGGAGAACCCGGCCCCCAACGCCTTGACGATCAGGTTGACGTCCCGTGCGTTGGTCCCGAGGCCCCACTTGTCGGCGAATGCCAGGGCGGTCGGCGTCAGCGCATCCGGCGTGTTCTGGAAACCCTGTCGGGTGGCACCGAGGACATGCTCGAACCCGGTGGCGTTCTGCAGCACCTGGTCCGGGATCTGCGGCGCCACAAGCTGCCCTGGCTGCGGCACCATGCGGTCCTCCAGCGGCGTAGGCGCTGGCAGGGGCGCGGGAGGCGCTGGAGCCGTCGCCGACGCGACGTCGGGAAAGATGCCCGATAGACCCGACGCTGGTTGCGGAACCACCGTGACGGTGGGTATCTGATCTGGCTGCAGGATGCCCGACAACGCCGGCACCGCCGCGGGTGCGGGAGCCACTGGCGCCGCCGGGACAGGTGGAGCAAGGGGAGGTGCGTCTGGCAGGACTGTCGCCATGGGCAGCGATGACGGCGCGGGCGAAGACACATCATCCGGCAGGATCGTTGCCATCGGCAACGCCGATGACGTGGGCGACGACATCGGCGCAGACGCATCATCTGGCAGGATCGTCGCCATGGGCAGTTGGGCGAGGGAGCCGTCAGGCATCTATCCAGTCCCAAAGAACCGCTGATTATAGTCCTGCACCGGCTGCATGGCGCGGGTCACCGCCGCCGAAAGACCACCGCCGCCGCCGGCCGCGTTCATCAGCGAGGCCAGCAGCATCGGGTTTGGTCCCTGGGCCTGCTGCGGTGCGGGCGCGGCGGCAGGAGGTGGTGGAGGTGGCGCCGGCGGCTGGTCGCCGATCGGCGGCAGCCTGGCATCTCCTGGGTTGCCCGCGATGTAGCTGGACAGCGCCGGATTGCACCCCGGGCAGGTCCAGTCGCCGAGGCCGCGCTTGGCCACCGCCTGCTGGAACACCGCGTCCTGCACCTCCGGTGGCGCCACCGCGGCGGTAGGATATTGCGACGTATCGACGCCCAGCTGCGAGCCATACAGGCGCCAGGTGGAGGGCACGAACTGGTAGGCGCCCGCCGCGCCCGACGACGGGTTCACCGCGGTGTAATTGCCACCGCTCTCGAAGTGCTTGACCAGATCGGCGAGGGACTGAAACGCCATCGTGGTTGGTCCCTCTATTGCGCGAACACCCAGCCACCGCGGACCACACCCACCTGATTGGTCCCGGGCACCGCCGCGCGCTTGCCGTCCGGCGTGCCCGGCGGCGCCTGAGCGATGGCGCCTGGCGGTGTGACGGCCGGGGGTGTTGCTGGACGTGGCGCCACGGGCACCGGCGGCACCGGCGGCACCTGCGGAGCAGCTGTCGAAGAGGTCGTTTGTTGATCGGCCACGGCTGGCGTCACCACACTGGACATCGCCATCGGGATCGTGGGAGCCTTGCCGCTCGGGAACGGCTTCCCGGTCTTCGGATCGACAATGTCCACCCGGAAATGCGGGACCTGCGTAATCGATCCATCCTTGTTGAACACCGGCTTGTTGATCGTCAGCGCAGTGAGCGAGCCAGGTGTCCAGCCGCCGGCGCGGCTTTGGTTCGGGTCGATATACTTGTCCCGGATCAGCTGCTGGATCGCGGCATCAGCCGCACCGACCCGATTACCCCGGATCGACTTGTCAGGACTGTAGGTGAAATACTGATCGGTCAGGTTTTGCAGCGTTGTCTCCAACTCGGGCGATGCCCCGGCCGGCAGCGTGTTGGTGTGCATCCCGCCGCCCTGCGATAACGGAATGGTCGGCACTGGCAGCTGGCTCTGCAGCTGCCGATTGACGATGTTGCTATTGCGCACACTCTCATTAGCGTCGGTCGCCTTCGGCGCCATCGTCTGTGCCGAGGTGAAACCCTCGATCAGTGCCTGCCGTTTTACCGGATCTTTTTCGTTGACGATCTGCTGCTGCTGCGCCGCGGTAAACTGGTCCGCGCTGGTGGGCTGATAAAGCGGGCTACGGTTCTGTTGCGCGGTCGAGGTCGGCTCGCTGTAGGTAGCCGTGCCAGGACCACCAGGCTGCACCGTGACTGACGTGCCCTGCTGACGCTGCCGTTCGTCTTCCGTGCCGGCCTGATACAGCGGAACTTTATCGCGTTGTGCCTGTCCTGCCGGCATGCTGTAACTGGACGTGCCGGGACCACTGGGCTGCACCGTGACCGGTGCGACGGTGGCGCTGAGCCGCGTGTTGGCCAGTGTCGGATCATAACCTGGTTGCCCCGGCTTCAAGTCCCTGCGCGAGATCAGGGTTTTGTTTCCTTGGTCGTCAACGGTGTCGACCAGCGCATCGCCGCGCGCTCTGTCCGCTTCCTCGTTCTTTAGGCGCTCCACAGCAGAGGCACTGCCAGCTTGGATGTTGGCCACGGTGGCCGCGCTGCCGGCCTGGATGCCGGCGACGTCACGCTGGGTCTGACCCTGAATACCGGCGACCCGCATCTCGGGCCGATCCAGACCGCTCAGGACCTTCTCGGCGGTGACCTGGTCCATCTGGCCGTTCTTGACCCACTCCGCGACCACCGCGCGGCCCTGGGCAATCGCCTGTTCGGCGGGCAGGCCATGCAGCACACCCAGCGCGACATACTGCGCCAGGTTGAACGCCGCGGGCGCCGGTGAGCCGTCCGAGGCGGCCGGACCTGACATCTTCACGCCGCCGCCGGCGGGCGTGAGGCTGCCTGGGTGCAGTGGGCCAGCCCCCTCCCCCGCCGGCGTGCTGCCGTCCGTCCCGGTGGTGTTGGGTGCCGGCGGCGCGCTCGGCGCCGGCGGTGACGCTGGCGGCAACGGCGGTCCCACGTTCGAGCTGGATGCCTTGTCCATGGCCTGCGCGATCACCTGGGACATCGCCGCCGGGGTTGTGGTCTGCGGCACCCAGTTCCCCGCACCACCGCCTTCGCCGCCGCCCTGGAAGCCCGGGACAGGTGCAGCCGCGGGCGTGGGACCAGGCGCAGGCGCGGGACCAGGCGCTGGTCCCCCGCCGCCGCCAGCCACCAGACCCGACAAGCTGGGCGGCGGTGGCGCAGCGGCGGGGGCGGCCGCGGCAGGCGCGGGAGGTGGCGCAGCCGCTGCAGGGTCCGTCAAGATCTGTTGCCCGGTCGACGGGTCGGTCTGATACGTCGGCTGGCCAGGCGCCTGGCCGAACACCATCCCCAGTTGCTGATGCCCGGCCGCGAATTGCTCTTTCAGCCGGGCGCTTTCCAGCTGGGCCTTGCGCTGCTCGGCGCCGTAATAGCCCGCCTGAGCGACCTTGGACGGGTCCGGGAACAACGCCCCCGACAGGTTCCCCAGGCCCTGGTCCCAGGCTGCATTGCCGGTGTTGAATGCGGGCATGTCAGATCACCTTTCAGGTCGGAACCGCCGGCGGCGTGGCCCCCGGCAGCAGGTTCTTGCCCAGGCCGCCATAGTAGGCCGCGCCGTAGAGACCCAAATTGCCGACGCCCGAGATGATACCGCCCAGGCTCTGCTGATAGGCCGCGTCCTGTTTGGCCTGCGCCGCCTTGTTCGCTGCCAGCACGTCGGCGTCGCTCTGCCCGAGGTTGGCGATGTTGGTGGCATTGCCGTAGCTCAATCCCGCGGCATCCAGGGCGTTCTGACCGCGCGAGCCGATCAGGCCCAGCTGGGTCTGCCCCTCGCCCGTGGCGGCGCCGTAGGCCACCTGGGACGGCAGCAGACGCACGTTGCTGCCTGACCGCAGCAGGTAGTCCGCGGTCTGCGCCGGCATGATGCCGGTCTTGTTCTCCTGCACCGCAAGGTTGACGTCCTGGACCGGCGCGTCATAGGCGCTGAGCTTGCCGATCTTGGCGCCGTAGTCCCGGATGTTGGTGGCGGCTTCGGCGGTGCGACGCGCCGAGGCGGCCCGCGCGGCTGGGTCGTTGGCCACCGCATCGGTCCCGGACGGGTCAGTCGCTTCGGGACCCGCCGGGGTGGGCATGTTCTGCGCCAAGAGCGCCGCGGCCTGGTCCTGGCGTTGCTGTTCGCTCGTCGCCAACGCCTGCGCGTTGGTCCGCTGCAACAGATCCTGCGCCGCCGTGTCCCCCGTCTGGCGCAGCCGGTCCGCCTGGGTGTTCTCGGTGTTCAGCACGTCCTGGTAGGATTTCAGCGCGCTCAGCTGCGCCTGGCCGGTTTGTCGGGCCGCGGCCTGCTGGTCCTGGAAGGTCTGTTCCATCGCCGAGGTCTGCCCGGCGGTCTGCGCCAGGCTGGCTTGCATGCGCTGGTTGAACGCCTGCTGCTGCGCCTGCGAAGTCGCCTGGTTCTGCGCGCTGATCGCGTTGGCGGCCCTGCTCTGTGCCGCTGACGACTGCGCCGCGCCATACAGCGACGCCCCGGCACCGATCGTTGCCGCCGCGATGGTGGCGTAGGTGGCGAGACTGGCTGAAATTGGCTCACACATGGCTCAGCCCCTTCATGACGTCTTCGTGCTGCCGGTGTTGGGACCAGGCGCCGTCAGACCTGCCGCGGCCGCTTTGTAAGCCCCCAGCGCGGCGTTAGACTGCAGCCCGCCCAGATAGCTACCGGCGCTGCCCAGCACGTTGGCGAAGATGTTGGACAACGGTGACACCGTGGGCACGCCCTGCAGCGACGACGTGACGTCGCCGGCGTTGCTGGTGATGCCGGAGATCGCCGACCGCTGCGTGTTCAACGCCGCGTTGACGTCCTGCTCGGAACTGCCGGCGATCGGCGAGCCGATACTCTCCGAGGCAGTGACCTGGCCCAGCAAATTCTGCTTGGCGTTGGCCACCTGACCCTGCAGCTGCGCCTGGGCCTGCTGCGCGTTGGCGGTCTGCAAGGCGGTGGCACGGCCAGCGTTCTCAGTGATCATGCCCTGTTGGTTGACCCCGGCCTGGCTGGAGGAAATGCCCTGCCGCGCCAACTGAAACGCCAGGTTCTTCTCGGCAATGTTTTGCTGATAGGTAATATCGTCCTGCGCCTTGGACATATAATCCTTGGCATACTGATTGAAGTAATCCGGGCTGAACCGGCTGAACGCGTCGTTGATCTGTTGTGTGCCTTGTCCCAGCAAGGTGGCACGCCCGGTGTCATATTCGCTCTGGCGGGCGGCCTGCTGCTGCGCCTGCTGGATCTGCTGGTCATACTGGGCCTTCTGCTGATCCGCCTGCTGCTGATTGAATGCCTGCTGCTGGTCGGCGATCTTCTGCTGGGCCGCGATCTGCTTGTCGCTCAGATCCTGGCTCGCCATGGTCTGGTAAGCCGCCGTCGTGGTGGCGCCACGATCGACATACTCCTGCGGCACGCCCGCATCAGTGGTCACCCACTGGCCCGTGCTGTTGTTGAGCATGAACTGCTTGGGCGTGCTGTTACTGCCGCCGCCGCCACCACCACCTAAGCACAATGTCTTACCCTCCGTCCGCCGGTCTGCGTCAGGTCCCAGGTGTAAAGCAGGAAGTCCTCGCGGTTGCGGCCATAGCCCTGCAACAGGGCCTCGACCTCGCCACCGATCAGCTCGATGAACGCTCTTCCATCGGTGTTCGATGCCAACGCATAGGCTTCGGCACGGTGATAACCCGACCGCTGCAGTGCCGGGATAATGAAAGTGCGCGCCCAGTGCGCGATCGGACGCACCGCCTTGCGGTATTGCTCGGTGCCGAACGCACCACAGATCACCACCCCGGGCCGCACCGGGACCACACCGCTGACCGCGATCGGCACGCTGTCCCAGGACCACACCCGCCATAACGGTCCCGCATTGGCAGTGATGTTGTCGATCAGCGCGTCCTCGTCGTCGTCCCAGCGCAGCGCGAAGATCTCGCGCCGGTCGCGGTCGCGCAGGTTGCGCACGATGTGCGTGATGCCCTCGCGACTGGCCGTGTGCATACGGATCATGTGATCCTGCTCGGGATCGAGGACCGTTACGCTCACTTCACGACCCCTTCCTGCAGGTTCAGATGCACCGCCGACAGGGTCGCCGGACCCGGTGCCTGGTGCGTCATGTGCAGCCCAAAATGCGTGCCGTAGCCAGCAAAGGGTATGCTCATCAGACCATAGGTATTGTCCTGCACCGTGGCGCACAGCTCGAACGCATCGGTATTGTTGGCCAGCATGCCGATGTTGATCGCCCACTGACCCTGACACATCACGTCCATGCTCTTGATGCGCTTGTTCTCGGTCGGACTGTCGGCGTTCATATGCGGCGTCCGCACGGTGACGGCAGAGCTGTCGTAGACCGTGCCGGAGGTGCCGCCGTATTGGTAAACATTACCGTGGGTGTCATCGCAGAACACCCGGTTGCCGACCACCGCGAAGTGCCGCACGTTGAAACCGGTCTTGAACGTCGACCACGCCGTGATGCTGCCGGCCGGAAAGTAGCTCAGCACGTAGATCGTATCCGCCACACTCAGCCAGTAACGCCCCTGGATCGGCTGCACCACCGCGTCAACCTGGGTCAAAGCGCTGGTGTTGGTGCGGATCGCCGTGATCAGCAGCGGATCAATCGCTGAGCCGACATCCGACACGCTGGCCGCCAGGTTGATATACAGCGCCTTCAGGCTGCGCACGCCGCTGTCGGACAGGAACAGCACGTCGCCGGTGCCGAACTGCACGATCGAGCGTGGCGCCACCGTGCCGATCCGCAACAGCTGACCCAGCGTGTCGTTACTCGGGTCAGGATCGAGCGTCCACATCTGGGTCTGCAGCCGCGCCATCACCGCCATGTTGCTGTAGTAGACTTCCATGCTCTGCAGGCTTTCGCCGTCAGGGTCGTTGAGCGACAGATTGATGAAACCGGCGCCTGGCTCGGTCACCGACGCCGGGTCGTTCTGCGCCGGATTGTTCACCCCGGAGAACCGCAGATACTGCCCGTCGATCCGATACATCTTGGATTTCCAGGTCCGCACATACGTGCCGTGGCTCTGACTGCCGTCCGCTTCGTGGACCAGCGCATTGTTATACCAGCAATAGGTGGTCCCGCTGGCGCCCAGACCGCAGACAAAGAACTTCTGATCGAACGCCTCGACGTCCAGCAGCTGGACGATCTGCTCCCCCGGCGGGGCTAGATTATGCGCCACGATCGGCACCGGTAGGGAACCGCCCGGAATGGGCGCGGTGGTGTTGACACCGAACGCGTGCAGCTGATTGCCCTGGCCGAACAGATAGGTGTAGCTCGACGGCATCGTGGTCTGCTGCACGAAGGCGAGGCGCTTCTCGATCTCGCCGCCGGCGTTGATCACCGCGTTCTCCAGGATGCGCAGCGTGCCGCCAGGCGCGGTCAACGGAGTCTTACGGACGTCAAGGCCCTCTTTGAAGTCAGTGACCGAGAAGACCTTGTTGCCGCTCCCCGCCATCAGTGCGGTCCGGGACCAGATCCATATCCGGGTGGCAGGTAGTCAAGTCCCAGCACCGGCTGATGCCCCGGGCGTGACTGCGCGTCGCCACCACCGCCGCCGATGACGATCGGGCGGATCTTCTTATGGCTGAACTGCCGCACGCGATGGCGCCGCATCGCCTCATTCGCCTTGTTGAGTTTCAGCGTGGCGTCCTTGGCGCCGTCGCGCTGCAGGATCTCCACCGCGCTGAACAGGACGATCAAGTTGTCCGGCAACGTGCTGACGTCGTCGTCGTTGATCATCTTGGTGACGGTCTTGGTCCCACGCACCCGAATGATCGCCGCGGCATTCACCGCGCTGGCGTCCGGGACCGGCCACAACTCCATGGTGTTGTCGTCGGCATGGTGCATCCACTTGCGGGTGGGCCACGCCTTGAACCCGTTATCTGAGTTCCACAGCACCATCTCGTAAGGGCCGATGCCGTAGGCCAGTTCGTTGTAGACCGTGTTGATCAGCACCCAGATATTGGTGATGTCATCGAACGCCAGATCAGCCGGATAGGCATAATACCGCTGCCCGTCCGCCAGCTTGATGTCACGATCGATGATCAGCTGCGGCCAGTCATAGTCCTGATACAGCTGCACCTGAGTGCGATTAAGATAGTAAAGCAGCGTATCGCGATCATTGATGCCGTGCGCGACATTGGTTGAGTGACCAATCTCCGCACGGAGATCAGTCAGCATGTCGCGCAGCTGTTTAGGCGCCACGGGCCGCTCGGTTCGCCAACGCCGCGCCGCCGCCCGACTTCGGCTTGAAGTTTGGAGAATGACTGCCGCCGGCGTTCACATCCGGCAGCTGGTCCAGTGGTCCCGCGCGCGACACGCCGCGGCCGCTGGTATCCCGCACGATATGCTGCAGGTCCTCCGGGCGCGGGCGCGGCATGGGTCCGTCCAGTCCCAGCTCGATGGCATCCTCTTCGTCCTGCGCATGCGCCGCGATTTCCTCTGGCGTCGGTTCGCTCTCCGGCGGCAGCTCAGGTGCCTGCAGCACCGGCATGTCGGCGGTCTGAGTGAACTGGTTCAGCGGACGCAGTTTCGGATCAGGACTGGCCGGGCGTGTCGGCCGCGGCGTGTAGATCGGCAGCGTGCAGCGCGGGATCGACGCGTCTCCCACCGGCAGCCGCGGGCGGTTGCCCGGGAACACGTCCCGGATCGTCTCCGGCTGATACAACGTCTGCAACCGGGTCAGCACCTCGTCGTTGCTGGCCTCCCAGGTGCCGACGACGTGGATCTCGGTGATGGCTTCCTCGCCGTGGATGAACTGCAGGATCGGCAGTTCGGGGAACACGATCGGCTGGTCCCGGTGACGATAGACCTGGTTACCCTGGTCCCCGCCGAGGGCGACCATGCAACGCAACAACTGGAACGCGGGCATCAGGTAAAACTCCCTGTCCGTTTCACGTGAAACGACCCAGCATGTCGCGCTCGCGCTCCGGATCATGGAGTTTGGCGTGTTCAGCCTGGGTCATGATTTCGAGGTTTTCGGGGCGATTGTCGGTTTGGTCCCCGTTGATGTGGTGGACAACCTGATCGGAACCAGGTTGTGCCACAGCACGATGCTCACGCACCCAGCCTTGGTCCGTTTTAACCTGAACCCAAGGCTCATTCTTCCAGACCCGGCGTGTTCCAACAGGGACATACTTCGGATGCTTCGCACCAGGGTTACCCTTCTTTGCGTTAACCTCTGGGGTCCCAATCCCCCGCGCCCGGCACAGCACCGAACAAAACCGGCTTATGGCCACACGCCTTCGGGCGCTTACCGTGTAAGAGTTACCACAGTGTTCACAAGTAAGCGGACCGAAGGGCATGCAGCTATACTCCTACTGTATTTAGGCTATATCGACTACTAGTGCGGAATTAACCTGCTGTGCTACCATTTGACCAGTATGAGTCATCGATTTATACATGACGAACTGATTGTAGGGTCTGGCAGGCGTGAACTTGTGGTCCCACTCGCCGTCCTGCTTCATCAGGTAGATGTGCCGCGGGTCCCACCAGTAGGCTCGCTTGGTCTTGCCGAGATCATCCAACGTCGGGTCGTATTCGATCGTGCAGCCCATAAACTTCAGCGAACCCATGCTGCCGTCCTGGGTGCCGGTGAACCCGGTCATCGAATAGTTGCCGTTGGCCCGCATCTCGACTTCCATCGCGGAGATGAACGAGCTACCGGCGAGGAACTTCGTCGGCCGGCCGCCGTAGCGGATCAGCTGGCGATATTCCTGTTGCAGGAACTGCAGCAACGCGCCGCCGTTGGTGGTCGCTGATGTCACTGCGCCCCGGCCGCCCGCGGTGCCGAACGCCGTCGTCGCGGCACGGTTTTGCCACCAAGTGTTGGTCGCCCGTGACAGGCCGCCCAGGTTGCCGGCGTTGGGCACGTCGACGATGATCGCCTGCATGCCGGCCAGCGCCTTGGCATCGCCGGTGCCGTCGCCCCACATGAGGCTGTTCATGCTGCGGGCATACTGCTCGCCAAAGTCTTCCAGCTTGTCCTGCAGCAGGTTCACCAGCACTGTGACGTCGCGGTCCGAGTGATTGCTCAGGGAGCTGCCGTCACCGGCGTCATCGGTGACGCTGATGCCGTCGATCTTCAGCTCGGTGTGGGTCAGCGTGAGGCCCATGTGATGCTCACGCCACGGGTAGTTGCAGCGCTTGATATTCGCCGGCGTGTAGAAGTTCACCGTGTCGTTGTGGGTGTAGCCGACGACATGGTCGTTGACGCCGCCGGCGCCGTAATCGCCCTTCACCGCGAGCGAGATATTGCCCTTGCCGCCGGGAAAGGATTTAGCACTGCTCTCCATAAGGCGAAGCAAGGGTTTCGCCTGGATCGACTGTTTGAAGGTGTCTCCCTTGTTGTAGTAAAAGTCCAACGCCGCATTAGCGATATTGGTGATTTCTCCTGCCGTGAAGGCCATTGAGTTTCATCCGTGTCAGGATGCACGCCGCATGTTTGCCAGCGCCGCAACAACGGCTTCCTTCATGTTGCGCGGCTCAGCATTCGGCGTGCCCGTTGCGACATGGATGCTGGACGGAGCAGGCCGCGTCGGCTTTGGCGCGGGACGCGCCTGGGCGAACGTGGTTTTCACTTCGTCATAGGCCGCCTGGACCAGTGCCACCGCCTCTTGCTCGGACTTTGGCGAACCGCGTTCCTGCAACAGACCCTGGGCATAGCGACGCACAGCACCCTGCATGTGGGCGTAGTCAGGATCGCGTCGCCGAATACCCTCTTCCCACACATCCACCGCAGAGCGGACTTTCTCCACCTGCTGGACCTGTCGGTCAGCCGTCACCGTCTTGTTGACGTCCTGCAGCCTGGCTTCCGCCTGCACGGCACGATGGCGTGTGCGGGTGAGTTCCCGCGCCGTCGCGTCATCGATCAGCCCTTCATCGACCTGCTTCTGCAGGTCCTGGCTGACACGCAGGCCAAGCGCCTCCTGTGCGGCCATGACATAGGGCGTCACGCCATCCAGGAAACCCTTGTAGTCGCCACGTCGCAGCGATGCCCCGACACCCAGCAGCATGTTGACGTCATCCGGCGCCAACTGGTGTTGCTGTAGATACCCCTGTAGCTGCCGGTGTTGTGCGATCTCCGGCTGCAGGCTTTCCAGGGTCTGACGGGCTTCGTTACGCTGCGATAGCAGACGCTCGAACCGCCGGCGCGTCTCCGGGCGAAGCTTTTTCAATTCAGCTTCGGTCGGATCGGCTTCGGTCGGATCGGGTTGAGACGGTTCGGTGTGGGCACCCGGGGTTTCCCCTGGCTTTCCCGTAGCCGCTGCCTGGTCCTGGGAGGTCTGGTCCTGAGCCTGGTCACCCGCGTCGCTTGATGAGGGGGTGGCGCCCGGCTCGGGCTTGGTCTCCACGACCTTGCGGACTGCGGCAAGCAGTCCATCACGGTCTGACTGGCGGCTGTCGCCTGACGAGGGCGCTGTGCTGTCTGTGCCTGACGAGGGCGTCGAACTGTCAGCGGGCGTTGCCGGTGTGCTGGCCGCGCTCGGGGTATCGACGACGCTGGACGAGGGCGTGTCTGAAGGGGTAGCGGCGTCCGAAGGGGTCGAATTGGTCTCTGACATCCAGGGGTTTGCCGATCTCGCTGGATCAGCAAAGGGTTATGCCCCTGTGTTGTGTTTGTGTCCAGCGTTTGTCCTCAAGACACTGACGCGACGCTCGGCCTGGTTGCCAGGACGACGGAAAACCCCGCTCGCTATAACGACAACGCCGGCCAAGAATGAGCCTGGCCGGCGTTTCGGAAGGAGCAGGTGATGCTAGCCCATCACTAGGTGGACCCTGAGGAAACTTCTTCAGCTAGAGGCTCAAGAAACGGATATGCCACCTACTGTCAGGCTATTTCCGTTCTGCCCCGTCCGTCAAGGATCGCCCTTTGGCGGCGCCTCCCCCGAACGGTCATCCGGCGGACGCCCGCCCCTTGAGGACGCGATGAGGGCGAGGATCGCGGTCAATAGTTCACTCATAATATCGCGGATCTGACCGCCCAGTGCGGCGCATGAACCCAGCGGCTCAGCATGCTGGATCGCCACCAGCCAGATACACCCCATCGCCGCGAGCAGCGTTTCCACCATCATAATCAACACGACGACGGCAACGAGCAGAAAGCACGCCCGCAGCAAATCGAAGGGCGGCCGGGACATTATGGTCTCGGACCATCAGGTTATCCCCCGGCCGCCGCCGATCAGACGTTACGACGGCAGTTGCGAGACATAGGGCGGAAGATCCTGGTTAGGACCCACCGGAAACGATCGCACGACCCAGTCCTGCCCCGGCTTATGCACCGCGACCACCACCTGGCTGCTCAGCTCCGGCGGCAACGGGGCGATAGGCTCGGGCGGCCACACATTCGGCGGCACCGGCAGGCTGTTGTCAGGCCGCCCAGGGCTTGGCCAGATGCCCGGCGGCTGACCGGGTAGCGTGTTGTCGGGATACGATGGCGCCCCACCCCAGATGCCTGGCGGACGCCCGCCAGGCGCGATCGGATGGGCCGGATGGCCGCCGGGGGGCCACACCTGCGGTGGATAATATATTGGATGGTCTGGGGTTCCTCCGACTGAGTTCGGTGGAAGAACGATTGGGTTCTCAGGATGCCCCGGCGGGGTGTAAATCGGATGTTCCGGGGTGCCACCGACAGAGCCAGGCGGTAGCGCGATCGGATGGCTGGGCCGACCGCCTTCGGGCACGCCATACCCCGGGTCAACCGGGCCACCGCCGCCCGGCAGGGAGTTATCCGGCCTGCCCGGCGAACCTTCGACCGGAATGATATATGCAAGATAGCCTGCCATGGGTGCTGGGTCCTTTGTTGGTTTGGTGTTGTGTGTCGGCACGTGTCATGTGGCTACACTTGTTGTGTCACGCCGTCACGCGATATTCGCGTGACCTTATGGTTGCTGCACACCCAACAGCAGGCTGCCCGGCTCGCGTTGATCGAAATATCGCTGCAGACCGGCTTGGCCAAAATTCGCCGTGTTGGTGGCGCCAGGCACGAACGCCCAGGCACCGGTCGGCAGCTGGGACCAGACACCCGGATCATTGCCTGGTCCCGCATACATGCTGCCCGCGCTAAAGGTCGGGTGGTTGGGTTTCTTGAAGGTGTCCGGCATATGGCCCGCGCCAGGAGGTCCGCCGCCGGCGCTGGCCCAGGCACCCTGCAGATCATAATCCGCCAGATCACCCGCGCGGGCACCCATCTGCTGCTGGAACAACGCCTGTCCCACAGGGGTCAACTGGGTGTTGTATTGCCCGCTGTAGTCCGGCGGCACGAACAGATCCGAGAGGTTCATGGCGTCGGCATGCCCTGACTGCGCCCCGGCACCCGGGCGGGACCACCGGTCCCCGGACGGTTGCCGTTGGCGCCGTAGACCTGCAGCGGCGGCACGTGCGGCCCGAGTGGACCCTGGGTGCCCGGACCGGTCATCGCGTTGGCCATGCCGGCGGGTCCCTGCGCGGTCGGGTCCTGACCGGGGCCTGGCGGCCGCGGCGGTCCCCGTCCGGCCCCGGTTGGTCCCGGGTCCTCTTCCTGTCCCTGGCCTTGTCCCGGCGCCCCTGGCGGCGCCTGCGGCCGCCCCATGAGCTGGTTCAACGCCTCGATGCTGGGGGTGCCCTCGGCGAACGCCTCGGTCAGATCCACGTCATCGCCCATACGACGGATCAGCTGCCGCGCCAGCCATTCCGGCGAGATGCCGGGAATGCGTTGCAGCAAGGGCACCAGCTGGGTCAGGATCTGGACGTCTTCCTGGCGGTTGGGCGGGCCATTGGCGCCGACGTCCACCTCCAGCCAGACGTTGTCCGCCACCGATTGCGGGTCGAGCGCGGGCCACACCGCGCCTGGTCCCACCACCTTGGTGACGGTCTGCGGCGAGACGTTCAGCACCAGGATCTGCGAGGCGGCCTGCGCCAGCTCCGTCATGGTGTCGTTGATGTCGTCGACGGTGCTGGTGACGTCGGTGTTCTGCGAGAACTGCGCCACCGACACCTCGGTCGCCGTGGCGTTGCCCGATGTGGTCCCCTGGTCCGCCTGGTCTGAGCCAAGGACACGCAGAACGTCCTCGAACACCGGCGAGGTGTCATACACCGCGGCATCGATCGGCGGCATCTTGATGACCTGCAGGACGTCGTCGATCTTCTGGCCGGGGGCCAGGGCGTTGAGTTCCAGGAGCGCGTTCGCCGGATGGGTGCGCAGCTTCTCCAGGTCAGGTTCTTCGAGCAAACCCGCCGCCACCGCGGTCTTCGGCCGGTTGGCCCGGCGATGCTCGCGCAGCCCCTGACGGGACCGGTTAAGTTCCAGCTGCATGTCGCGGATCAGGTCGATGTCAGACTGGGGATACAGGGTCTTTTCGTCATAACCCTCGTTCAGCACGATGGCGAACCAGGGCCAGAACCGGGTGATCTCGGCTTCCGGCGTGGTCGGCTCCTGCAAGAACTCAGGATAGCCGTCGCACACGACATACACCGTGCCGTCTTTGCGGTTGTAGATCTCCCAGACGCAGGCAAACGGCATGTCGGGGCCGTCATCAGCGTTGCTGCCGTAGCCGGCCTGGTAGTGCTGTTCGCCGGTCGGCTCGTGGCCGGTCGAATTGCCGTCCTCGTTGTAGGCGGTGTAGCTGCTGCCGACGTCGACCATGTAGATCTCTTCGATCTCGTCGGGGGTCAGCAGATATTCCTGCGCCACCCAGTTGGCGCCCAGGAAGCCGCGCAGGGACCGACAGCGTGGATCAGGGATGATCGCCGTGCTGTCCGGGTAGTCGAACGACAGACCCTCGCGCACCACCAGCTGGCCTTCAGCGGTGAGGCTGCGGATCGCCAGTTTCAGTTCCTCGGCGTCGGCACTGTCCGGCTCGATCTCGCGGTCGGACAGATCCGACGCCAGACGCTCGATATGAGCCACACGCTCCGACATATCGGCGATGCGATGCTCGATCTCGGGCGCCATCTTCATCGCCCGCTGAAACCCCAGTTTGACGTAGCCGACCCCGGTCACGATGGACCGGCGTATCGACATTTTCATGGACGCCTTAAACGAGTGCGTCTGCTCCTGGATGTTATATTCGTAAAGCAGCTCCAGGGTCTTGCCGATCTTCTGCATGATCGCGTCGAACTGCTTGACCTGCGCCGCGTCCTGCAGGATCGCCATGTTGTTGGGATCGGGCGGCATGCCGACCTGCGCCGCCGCCATGGCGGATTGCTGCGCCTGCACGAGTTGCTGTTCGCTGCCGTCCCAGGTCTGTGCGATCAGCTTGGTTTTGGTCTTCGCCTGCATGGTCGGGTTGTTGGGGTAGAGTTCCGCCGTGCGCTGCAGCACGTGGCGAATACAGATATTCGCCACGTAACGATCATCGCGCTTGCCGATCTCTTTGGAGAGATCAGGCCACTGGCGGCCTTCGACGAACTCCATGTTCTCGCGCATGCGCTTGAACTGCACGCGCCAGTGCCGCTTGGCGCGTTTGACGCGGTCTTGCCAGCGGTTGACGAGTTTACGCCGCGGGTCATCCGGGTTGGGCCGGTCGCGCGGGACCATGGTGGCCTGGTCCGTGCCAGGGACCTGGGAGAGAGTTGGATCTGGTCCCTGCATAACGGGTGGTCCCGCGCCAGCAGCCGGTCCCATAAAATCACTCATCGGGCAGGCGTCCTCAGCATGCCGCCGCCCACAGCACACACGTAGAAATCATAACAAAACCAGATCAAAGCGATGATCACGATCACCGCGACGATGATCCGGATGATCTGCATGGCGACCCCGCCGGCCCAACCCAGCCAGCCCAGGACAATGGGAAGCAAGATCATTAAAATCGCCACGATGCCGCAGACGACCACCAGCCAAACCAGCGTCTGCACCAGCCAGAGGACCGAAAAGCACATCACCACCCTCCCCCGGCATAGCCGAGTTTCACGCTGCGCTCGGCCTGGTCGCGCTGCAGCTTGAGCCAGCCAAACGTGCGTTCCTCGTGAGCACCGCGATAACCGCCGTCCGGGTCATCGTCCTTACGAAGGGCGCCGGCCGGCACCTGCAGGGTGAGGCCCAGGCCGATATAGGCAAGTGTATCTACGAAGTCGTCGTGCGCGTCATAGGGGAACTTCAGCATCTGGTCCCGCGCCGCCGGCCACCAGGGCGCGCGTTCAGGGAAGCGCACACGGTTCATCGCGAGGCGCCCCTGGATGCTCTGTGCACGGGTCTGTTTGTCCGCGATCGGCTGCATCTCGATCAGCGAGCAGAACGTGTGCGTTTCCAACATGCGCTTGCGCAGAAAGGGTCCGATGGATTTGCTGATGTGACTGCGTTCCGCCCACCAGAACAGCGGCTTATGCAGCTTCATCATGCGCAGCATGCTCTCGACCGTCTGTTCGGCGGTCATCTGCCGCCATACCAGGTCAGGGAGGACCCAGATGGTGTCGTCCTTGTCCACGCCGATGACCAGAAGACAGGTCTTATCGCTGCCCTGTTTCAGTGCCACCGCGTGGTCTGAGGCCGCATAACAGCGCAAATTCGAGGGCAGGTCGTTGGGCTTGTAGGTGTGCAGCCAGTCGACCGAGAAGAACGTGCCGCCGGCAGGGGAAGGCCGCCCCTGATAGAGCGCGCTGAACCCCCGGTGGTCCCGCCGCTGCAGCGATTTGAGATACGTGGTCCCAAACCGGCCAGGCCAGAGCGGTTCATCGGTGTTGCGGTGGAGAGGATCTTTACCGTCATCGAACGCCAGCGCCGGCAGATCGATGATATGCCACTCGGCGGCTTCTTCGGGATCATAGTAAGAGTTATGCGGGTCGGTGAGGCGCCCGATCAGATCGTCCTGGTGCCAGCGGGTCTGGATCAGCAGGATCTTGCCGGTCTCATCCATCAGCCGGGTGGCGATGACCTGAGAGAACCAGGTCCACAGCGTGTCGCGGATCGTGGGAGAGTCCGCCTCCATGCGGTCCTTGATCGGGTCATCGATGCACAGCAGATCGCCGCCGCGGCCAGTGGTGGTCCCGCCGCGGCCCACGAAGGCCAGAATGCCGCCCGCCGTGGTCTCCAACCGGTCGCTGGCCTGGCTGTCATCCTTGAGGATCGTCTCGGGAAACACCTGGGCGTAGGCCGGCGACAGCATGATGTCGCGCACCGCACGGCCGATGTCCTGCGAGAACTTCTCGTTGTAGGTGCCGAAGATGGTGCTGAGTTCGGGATGCAGGCCGATGAACCAGGCGATGAACATCTTGGAAGCGAGCTGGGTCTTACCGTGACGCGGCGGCAGATTGATGATCAGACGTTTGATGCGGCCGGCGGCAAGCTCTTCCAGAGCCGCGCAGATCACTTCGTGAAACCGCTGCACCTCGTAGCGCGAGTGGTCCGGGTCATCAGGGAAACGCGGCGACGGCATCATCAAACGGGTGAACGCCAGCATCGACGTTTCCGCGTCGATGATCGCGATCAGCCGCTTGAGGACCAGTTCGTAACGCGTGAGGTCAGCCGCAAGCATCAGGAATGTCAGGTGTAGATCGGCGGTGTGCCGCCGGCCGCGATCCAGTCGCGATACCGCTGTTTTTGAATACGCATGATACCGACACCCATCGGCCGCGGGCCTGCCGCCAACGGCTCCGGCGCAGGGTCGGCGTCAGCCGGGGGTTTGACAGAGGGTTCGGCGGGAAGTTCCTTAGTCTTGGCCATCAGGGGGTCTCCGGCGGCGCGTCATCGATCACCGCGAACAGGTTGCTGTCAGTGAAAGTGTTCGGGTCCGCCCGCATGCGGGCACGAACGCGATAGTTGTCCCCGGGCGGCAGATACCAGGTCATGTCGAACGTGCCCCCGGCAGCATCCCACGGGGACCAGGTGGTGACCTGATTGAAGAACGCAGCGTCAGTGCCCTGCAGCGCCGCCAGCTCGATCTCGACGCCGGGGGTCACCGTGCCGGTGATCTGCACCGTGTGGGCCGATGCCGGATTGGCGATCGGATCGATCGCGATGGCCGAGGGCGTGACGGTCAGATCGGGCATGAGAAGGGTGTTGTTACCGGGGAAACCACTTTGGCGGGCGGTGCCGACCCAGAGCCGCGGCACACCGCCCCCCGGCGGCAGCATCTCGACGAACAGATCACCGGGGGCAAGCGAACACGCCGCCGGCGGCAGGTAGCCGAGACGGTAGGTCGACATGAGTGTGACCATGGAATAGTCAGGCGCCGCCATATCACTGATCTTTCCCGTTACCTTGCTGCCGCTGTGCGACGGTGTCCTCGCCGTTGCCTTGCATCATCGGCAGCAGTGATGTGCTTGCGGCCATGCACTGGCGCTGGATCGCCTCAATAAGCGGCGCAGCGATGCGATACGGCCCCTCGGACAACAGCGCCATGACCGCGTTCCACTGCTGCGCTTCAAGAGTGACGGTCAAAGGTTGCTGCGGGGTCATGGCGTCTCCTACGCGGCGCCAGCGGTGAGCGTGACATGCTGCCAGCCGCCGCCTGTATATACGTTTATGGTATTGGTGGTTTTGTTATAGATCAGGAACGGCGCTCCAGAGGCTGCGTTGGTTGGCACGCCGGTAGGCGTCCCGACGCACGCCGGCAGACCGAGGAAGCCAACGACAGCACTCGTTGCCAACGCTCCTGACGACACGAACACGTCGGTGGCGCCCTTATTCAACAGCAGCGCGCGGTTGCTGCTCCACGTCAACGTTGCCGTGCAACCCGAACCTGTCTGATTGCTGGCAGTCGTCTTGGACCCATTGGTCAACGTCACGGGATTGGCCGGAGGGGCCGCAGCAATGCCAGGTTTGATGATGGTCAGGGCCGTTACGGCCCCAGCCGTCACAGTGGCTTGATAGCGTCCTCCGCTCGCGTCGTTGAGCGTATCATTGTTCGTGTAGCCCGAGCCACCGGCTGCGACTGCAATCGCAGTGACCAACTGGTTCGGCACGTCCAAACTGACGCCAAGCGTCGTAGTCCCGAGTAGTGCATTGGAGAATGCCACATCAGCGGCAGCGAGTGTTATGTGGCCGTTGGCGTTGGTGGGGCCACCAACGTTGGTCGCGGTGAAAGCATTACCGATATTGATCGTCGATCCAGTGTTGCTGGCCACCGTATCGAGCCCGTAGCCGATCAAGATGTTGTTGTTGCCACTCACCAGATTAGTCGAGGCGCACAGCGGGCCAATGATGGTATTAAGCGTGCCCGTCGCCAGGTTCACGGCCGAAGCATTGCCGAATATACTATTGTGGTTACCGGTTGTGAGGCCAAGCCCGGCTTGATAACCGAACATATCGTTGGCGTTGCCGGTGGTGATATTGCGCCCGACCTGGAAACCGACGCCGGTCACCTGGGTTGCGGTGGTGAGGTTTTCGCCGGTCTGGGCGCCCACCAGCGTAAGAAAATTCCCAGCGAGGTTTGCTGAGCCGCCGCTATTGTAGCCGATAAAGGTGTCGTATGAGACGTTGGTGGCGAATTGCCCTGTGGCGTGTCCGACGAAAGTGTTGGCCTGCACGAGCGCAGCACCATTGGTGCCAAGCAGATTGCCGGACTGCCAACCGATTGTGATGTTGAAATTGAGCGTTCCCGTTACGGTGGCGTCGCCAGCCATTGCCGCATAACCAAGCGCTACGTTGTAACCTACGGTGGGAAGGACGGTGGAAGCATTGGCGCTGGGGTTGTTGTAGCGCATCGCGGCGAGGCCCATCGCCACGTTGAAGGAGAAATTGCCGTTGCGCATCACCTGTGCGCCGACACCAGTGTTGGAGCCGCCGCTATTCCATGATCCGTTTTCCGGCGTGCCACGGAATGCGTCCATGCCGACAAAAGTTTGCAGGCTGGTAGCATAATTGATGCCCCAACCAGCGCCGTTGCCAATCCAGGTATTGAAATTGCCGCTGGGCAAGTTCATACCCGCGGCGTAGCCGATAAACGTATTCTCGGCACTGCTGCCGTCAGTGAGCATGTTGCCAGCGAAATAACCGAACAGCGTGTTGTATTGATTTGCAGTGGTCGTCGTCAGTCTGGCACCAGCGCCAGCGCCGGCCAGCGTGTTTGACGTGATACGGGCGGGCTGGTTGTAAACTCCGAGCGGATCGACGCCGGCATCGATGGCCACGCCGTGATAATCCGAATATTGCTTAGTCACTGCATGAAGTGCTGCCGTGGGCGACCCTGAGAGCATAAGCGGCCCCGTGAGGGTGCCGCCGCTCAGCGGCAGGAACGGACCACCCGACCCGACATTGCCCAGCGCGCCCCATTTAGCGCCGTCCCAGAACCAGCTGGCGCCGGACGGATCGCTGAACACCTGATTGGTCAGGGGGTTGTTGGGAAAATCGAGCGGCATCGCGCGATCCCCTCAGTTATGATTGATGAAGCTGGTGCATTGGTAGCCAAGCACCCGCCCGGCGATGAGACAGCCGCCGCGTATGATCAGATTGCCGGCGAACGTGTTGGCGCCGCACAGCGCTGGTGTGGTGCTCTGGTCAGCCACCATGCAAACTTTTGGGCCGGTTGCATCGCCGTTGGTCAGTGCGAAATTAAGCTGACATGAGGTGCTAGGGGACGTGCCAAGCGTGATGGCGCCTGCCTCATTGGTGCTGCCCAGGCTGAGTGATGCTCCGGTGCCGCATGCAGCGTTCAATGTCGGCGTGTTGGTGTTGTCGTTCATGGTGATCCGCATGGTTGACGCCGATCCATCCGAGTTGGTGCGGCTGATGCGTGAATTGGTGCCCACGACGATCGGCGGCAGGCCGTCATAGGTTGCCTTCATGGTGATCGCGTTGCCGGTGATCGGTGCCCGCGTGCTGATCGACATGGTGCCGGCAGATGTGGTCGCGGTTGCGGCACGGGTCAGGGTTACCTGGGTGGTGCTTTGGCAGGACAGAATACCGGTCAATGATGGGAGGAAGGTGTTTGCGAGAACCGCCTTGCCTACGTCTCCATTGGCGCCGCACTGGAAGTTCGCAGTCGCCGATGTCAGCACCTTGCTGCCACTGGTGATCGTGGCGTCAGTGATCGTGCGTCCGAGCGTATAGGTCTGCGCCGTGCCCGACGCGGTGGCGTTGGCGGATAGCACGATGTTCTGGAAGTCGGTCACGCTGACAATGGTTGTATTGGCCGGATAGTTGGCACTGGTCAGGAACTCTCCCACGTCATCAGCGGTGAACATTCCTTGCACTGACGAGAAATTCGGCGAACCCGATGTGGTGACGCCGTCCACGCCGCCGACGCCCTGGACGCCGACGCCGCCGCCGCCCAGGTTGGCGCCCCAGAGCGTGTTGGCGAACGGTGTGCGCCCGGTGTTGCGAGAGGTTTTATAAAGTATCATCGGCGCAGTCGTGGCAACAATCTGACCTTGTATGAAGTTGATGGTCATGAAGTCGTTGCTATAGGCATCGCCCAGGATGATCCCCGGCTTTGGCCCGCTGTTCACTTGGAGGTTATTGAAGGTGTTGTAGCGGGTATCGATGATCCCGCCGGCCTGTCCGGCCGATGCCACACCGTCCAGCACCAGGGGCGTGCCGCTATACAGGTTATCCCAGTTGGTGCTTTCGACAATGCCGCTTTCGTTCTGTGCAAAGTTGCCCGATGGCGAGATGTCGGTGGGCAACATCCATAAGCCGATGTTGGTGCAGTTGGAGAAGAACAGCCGCCGCAATGTAAACGTCGCCACGCCATTCAGGATGATGCCGTTGCCGGCCCCATTCACGCCGATCGTGCCTTGTCCCCAGCATTGTATGGTGGCGTTTTCGAGTTGGAACGGCTGCACCAATTTAGAACCGGACGTGTAGGGTGTCGGCGGCACCACGCGAAACATCGTGCCGCCATCTGGCCCGATCCAACGGAATGTCGCCGACCACCAGCCGCCCTCGCCGACGAAGCCGGTGCCGTTGGCGGTGATGGTGATGGTATTGGACAGCAGGCACGTGCCGCGAAACGGCAGACGGAAAACCCGTGGCGTCGCGAGGTTCACCGCCGCCTGGATTGCTGCGGTGTCGTCGGTGGCATTGTCGCATTTGACGCCATAGTCACGGATGTTGGCGACGTTTGCCGCGCGATCTGCCTGCTTGATCCCGGTCGATGTGCCGGTTGCCGTGACCGTCGTGTTGGACATATCGCCGCCAACCGGCGACGGGGGTTGTCCGTGCGCCAGCAGCGGCAGCAGCAGTGCGGCCAGCAGGGCTAACGTGCGATACATACGAAGCCACCGTTGATGTAAAGATCGCCCGGCTTGGCGCCCACCGGAGGAGAACCATCAGGTTGAGCGCTGGGCAGTGCGGACAGGTTGAGCGGCCCGGTCACCGCGCCACCCGTCAGCGGCAGGAACGGGCCGCCCTCGACGGTGTTGTTGTTGGCGACGACCCATTGGATGCTGTTGCCGTCGTCGTAGCGTATATACAACTGCCCACCGGTTGCGTCCCACCACAACGCACCCGCCGGCATCAGCGTGGGCGGCGTCGCCGCCACCGTCACAGGGGTTACACTGGTGAACGCGGTCTCGACATTGCCGTCGACGATCTGCTTGACCGCCAGCACCTGCTGCGGGGCGGGCAGCGTCGTGACGTCCGGCAGCACCGTGATGCCAAGACCGGCCGCCTGGGCGAGGTCGAAGTTGCGCGAGGCCATCGTTCAGGGCGCCTTGAGGACGGTTACGGGGTGCATGGCAGGACCGCCTTCCAGTTCACCGTCACGGTGAAACCGACCGCGACGCCGATCCAGATCGTGAAGGTGGAGGCGTTGGGACTGGCCATCCAGACCGTCACCGCCGGCGGATTGCCCAGGCCGCTCGCCTCGGTCAGGGTGATGTCCTGGAACCGCGGCGTGCCCGGCAGGCCATGCGCCACGACAATGCTGGTCGCCCCGGCGCCGATGTTCACGGTGCCGCGGTTCTGGCTGGCGTAGCCGATATTATTGGCGATGATCTCGTTGGTGCCGGGATACGTGCCGTTCTGCAGACCGGCGCCGATCAGCGGATTGGTGCCGCCGTTCAGCAGATCATTGTTGACGATCTGATAGTAGGAGGAACTTCCGCCGATGTTGACCGCGGCCGCACCGTTGTTGCCGAAACCCCCGTAGGCGCCGACCTTGCAGTTGGTGATCCTGAAGTTCTGCGACCCGGCAAAGAACTGGATACCGGTCTGCGCATTGCCGGCGATCTTGCAGCCAATGACGTTAATATTACGCGCGTTCGCGTCCTGAATGTTAATCCCGTGCTGAGTATTGCCGAATATATGGCAATTATTGAGGTCGAGGCCGTCAACACTGCTGACCGAGGGTGACGATACCTGGACACCAGAATTGTCCATGCTGCACATCCAGCACTCGCTGAACCAGTTGCGCTGCACCACGCCGGTGCCGGTCGGCTGGATCAGGACGCCGTCCTTGGCGTTGTCGAAGGCGGTGTTCACCACCCACATGGAGACGACGGCCTGGCCATTGCCCGGCGCCAGTTTGAGACAGGTGCCGCAGGCCATGATCTCGGTGTTGATCAGCATGATGCCGCCGCTCTGCACCAGCAGGCCGATACCATTACCCGGGCGGGTGCCCTGTTCGATGATCAGGTTATCGATCACCGCGGCCTCGCCGCCGATATAGGTGATGGCGGTGCCGCCGGCCGCCCAGTTGAACATCTGACCGTCGATCAGCATAATATCGGACGTGCCGTTGACCTTAATGCCGTTGAAGAAACTGGTCATCCAGAAGTTCTTCAGCCGGAAACGGGCCGCAGCATTGTTGTATGTCAGTAAAGTGCCGGACGTCGCCGTCACAGAACAAGTAAAACCCATATCCGTGATGTTGACGCAGGCATTGAACACGAACAGGTTGGCCGCCGCCTGATTGATCGAGACCATGGTGGACAGCCGACCGGAGCCGACCCAGGTCATGTTCTTGGCCACAGTGATCGTCGCGGTGACCTTATAGGTGCCCATCGGCCAGAACACCGCGGCATTGGCCGGCACACCGGCGATCATGGCGTTGATCGCCGCGGTATCATCGGTTGCGCCGTCGCCGACCGCGCCGTAATCCTTGACACTGATCCAGTCGGACGAGCCGGGGACAATATGATTATCAACATACTGCTTGGTGGCCGCATCGAGGGGATCAACCGGGTCGAAGGCCAGTTTCAGCTCACCGGTCATGGCGCCGCCGGCGACCGGCAAGAACAGCCCGGCGCCGCCGATATGGCTGTCAACATACTGCTTGGTGGCCGCGCCCAACGGCACGATCGGGTCACCCGACAGCACCAGCAATCCGGTCATGGTATCGCCGGTCCGCAACATCCGGGTATCGGCATATCGCTTGGTAGCCGCGCCCAGGGCCAGGGTCGGATCGCCCGACAGGATGAGCGGGCCGGTCATCGTGCCGCCGGACGTCGGCAGAAACGAGTGACTGTCGACATACTGCTTGGTGACCGCCCCGAGGGGGTCAACCGGATCGCTATACAGGATCAACGGCCCCAGCAGGGTGCCGCCGTCGATCGGCAGATAGGGCAGGCTTTCGCCGACATCCGGCGACATAATATCGATCTGCACCATCGAACCGGCGCGCAGCGGGGTCAGGAACGTGACGATCGAATTGGCCGGATCGAGGGTCCAGTCGCCGCTGCCGGGGTTGGGTGTGTCATCCGGCAGACGGGCGCCGTTGACGAAGATTTCCAGCGGCTCGGCCGACAATATCGTATACGTGCGGTTGCCGAGATCGGGCGCGGCCAAAGGGAACACCGTCTGGTTCGCCGTGGCGCGATACAGCAGGCTCTGCATCCGCTGGCGGGCGCCGAAATTGATCGCCGCCTGATGCGCCCACCACCGGGCGGACCAGTGGTCCCCGGTAATGCCCATCACCGCGAGGATATTGGGCGGGATGGTGTCCGGCATATGCTCGGCCCATGCCTGGGTCACATCGGCATAATCCGACGCCAGGGCGGCGAAATACGCCGCATCGCTGTCGGAATTGCCATCATCCGGGTCGGTGGGCGGCTGGCTGAGGCTCACCTCGACCCAGCTGATCACCTGCGAGATCGAGGCATTGGCGCGGTCATACTCGGCGTCCAAACGGTCGCCGGGGGGTGGCGCAGTGGGGTTGTTCACCTGGAAATCGGTGAACGAATACTGCCTGACGGGAGGCACAGGTGCAGGGACAGGCACCAACGCCAGTGGCGTGGGTGTCTTGGGCATCGCCGTCACCAGGCGCCTCCATGTGTCTTGCTACGTCATGCAAGACACACTACACGTGAAGTGACAAGAAATGCAAACAACCCTGTGATCAGGGTTTTCAAAGGGTCAGACCCCGTCGCATAACCATCGCGCAAACGCCTGGAAAAGCATAGTTTTGTGCAATGCACTATCGAAACGAAACTTCGGGAAGTGCAAATTCGATCGCGAGGTCGATCATGGGTTCAACGCGGCCGGGCGGGACCCCCGGGAGGGGGCGGATAGCCCGGTGGCGCCTCGTCCCAGGACCGGCGGCGAGGGGGCGAGGACCACGGCCTACCCTTGGTCAGGGAGGGAATAAGTCAACGGGACCAAGGGGTTAGCCCTAGATCGCACACCTCTCGAAGGCGTTCAAGCTCCGAGACCAGTTGGTCCCGGGACAGGCTGGCCAGCCCCTCCGAAGCGGTGCGGGACGGAGCCGGCTGATGCCGCCCGAGGCGCCCCTCAAGCTCGGCCAAAGTGCGCGCCGCCTGCACTCTGGCAGTCGCCGAAGCCTCTTCATTATCGATAACTGATCGTAACGCTCGGCGTTCATAACCCTCTGTTTTATCAGTGTCCCGTGCGTCCTGTAACGTTTTGTGGTCCCGTTTGTCCCGCCTCAAGCGTGTCCGGACCATGGCGTCCACACTCCCCTCGCTCGCGACGCTTGGCGCGCCACATCCATCGCTTGGCGCTGCACGCGAGACCAGTAAAGCGGCGACTGGTCCCGCTTGTCCCAAGCCTGCACCAACGCCAAGCGAGCCGGCGCTCGCTCTGCCAGACGAACCGACGTGAGGTCCCGCCACACCGGCAATGCCATGAGATCCAGCGGCAGCAATCCAAGCCGTTCCAGACGACGCAACACCCGACTTTCGATCCGTCCGCCGTGGTCCTCCACGAAGCGCCTGCCAGGACCACCGTGAATACGGCAGTGGTCCCGTCCCCGCATCGCCATTTGCCGGCATCGCTTACACTTGCGCTGGTCCGCATACGGGACCTGGCACCGCAGTAACGCCGCAATACTGTTAGGTGAACCGCGCCACCCACCCAATCGCGATATTTCACCCGTTTGAGCCATTTTTGTCTTGTCCCGTGCTTTTGTCGTGCTATGTGTCGTGTCCCGGTGTGACTAAACCGGGGGCCGAGACACGACACCACGACACCACACCACACCAAAGGACACCAATCAAATGGCCTATCCATCCCACGTTGCCCGTGGCGCCTTGCGCCACGCGTTACGCACCCATCCCAATCGTTCAGCCGTCAATGCCGTGCTTGCAGACAAGCGCATCAATGACCTGACCGTGGACGAATTGAAAAGCGCCCTGCACACCATGGGCTATGACGTCCAAAACATCATTGACGTCGCACTCATGGGCCATGCCGCACCCAATCAGAACGACACGTCGCAGGACCAGGACACCGCGCCGATGACCGACACCGACGCCACCGATACAATCGAAACGGAATTGCAATCTATCCGTTCCCTGATCATGACGGGCGGATTTTCCAGTCTGGACGATAAGCTGCGCCAGCTGGTGATTGACGCGCACAAGCCTGCCGTGACCGTGATTGAACGCGTTGAAATTCAAGTCCCCGTTGACGTGGTCCCGGGCGCGCGTCCAATCCACACCGCGAAACAGACCGGAGCCGGCGAGACTTGGCACACGCTGTTCGGCGTGACCGGAACCATGGCCAGCCGCACAACCGCCATCTGGGACGCCACGCATCCCGACACACCCAAAGTCAATGACAGGTATCTTTGGCCGCACCCTCAAACCGAGACCGCTTTGTCCCAGTTGGCGCGCGGTCGCAACGTGATGCTGTTTGGTCCCGCCGGCACCGGTAAGACCGAATGGGCGCAACAGCTGGCCGCGAGGACCGGACGACCGTTCGCGTTGATCTCCTGCGACACCGGCACCGACGCCAGCACGCTCGTTGGCATGACGGTGCCTGACGCATCCGGTGGCGTGACGTGGCAGGACGGCCAGCTGACACGAGCGATACAAACACCGGGTTGCGTCATCTGTTTGGACGAACCCAGTGTCGCACGCCCCGGCGCATTGTTCGTCCTCCAAAATGTATTGGCTAACCGCCAACTGTTCGTTGCCGAGACGGGTCGCAAAGTCGTTGTCGCACCGGGGGTATTGTTTTTAACCACTGATAACACCAACGGGACCGGTGGTGGAGCAAGGCGCGGATATACCGACACCAATCGCTTGAACGCTGCTTTCCTTGACCGGTTCGGCGTGCGCGTGCGCGTGGACTATCTGCCGAGTGACCGTGAGACGGACGTGATTTGTGCTTACACCGGTTGCACAGCGGAACTGGCGCAGCTGTTGGTTTCAGCTGCAACCGTCACCCGTGCCGCTGCCGACAATCAACAGCTATCCCATGGGATAGGATTGCGTCGGTTGCTGGCATGGTCTGAACTTTTGCAGGATGGCGTGGACGCTGAATACGCGTTCCAGAGCGCAGTGTTGAACTGTGCCGCTGAACAAGACGTCGAAACGCTACGCGAACAATGCCTGTTGGCCTATGACCACACCAATGTGGCGCGGGCGCTGAAAGGTAAGACCGTTTCATCTGATCCGGCGGACCCCTCCGTTACCAATCCATCCCCAGCTGGGCGCGCTGCCGCTACCAGCTTCACCACCGTTTGATAGGGGAAACATCATGCCTCGTTACATTGACGTGGTTCACGCCACCCATGAGACCGCAACCAAGATCCTGGCACTGCGGGAAGGTGGCAAGGTCACGCGTGAGGTTGTCGTCACCACCAACGGAGGCGCGACAGCTTCCGTCAACTGGTCCGACCGGAAGCCCCTGGTCACGCTGAACATGCCCGGGTTGCCACCCGACGCGATACTAACCCGCGCGGAAGCTGACCGGCTGGTGGCGTTCATCGTCCACGAGTGTTGCCACGTGTTGCATAGCAACCGTGGCGCCTGGGAGCGGGCTTGTGCCGCTGGCGAGCGTGTCCGTCACTGGACGAATTGCCTTGAGGACGTCCGCATTGAAGCCGCTGAAATCAAAGCGGGGTTTTTCCCTGCCATGCGGACGCTACTCGGGACCATGAGCAATCACCTGTTCATCGAAGCCCTGGGCAAGGCTGCGGGCATGAGCGTGACCATCGGCCAGCGCGTGTCCGATGCCCCGTATGTCGCCAGCGTGCTGGGTCGCATCGCCAACGGCTACGCGATACCAGCCGCGCATACCCTCCGCACCGACATGAGTCGAAACGTGGCGCAGCTGGTCGATCATGCCCTGACAGGTGTCAGGCGATGCCGCTCCACCGACGCGGTCAGGTTGTTGGCGCTTGAACTGATCCGCATGGAGCAAGCCCAGGCTCAGCAGGGCCAACAGGGCCAGCAGGGCACCCCTGACGCCCCTGGGGAGGCTGGAGAGGCCCCTGACGCCCCTGGGGAGGCTGGAGAGGCCCCTGACGCCCCTGGGGAGGCTGGAGAGGCCCCTGACGCCCCTGGGGAGGCTGGAGAGACCC